CATGAGGTGCAGTGCCGGGTTATAGCCGAGCAGCCTAACGCTACGCGCGCGATGAAAAGCAGCATCGGCCTACGCACGGAGGAGCGTGACGCTGCCCCCGGCAGCGTGACGCTCCGGCTCCAATTACGCATGAGCAGGGTGGGCCGCAGTGCGCCGATTACGTGGAGCCGAGCAGCGTTAAGCAACAGCGCCGCAGTGCCCCGATTACGTGCCGCCCCTTAGCCGGAGGGATGCCTATTACGCGCCCGATTACGCTTCATTAGCCACGCACAGCGCTCCGAGAAAATTTGAAAAAAAATAAATTGTGACCTCGGTGTTGACCTTTAACGCAGCGACGGTTTCAAAGCCTCTACCCTCCTGTGCCACATCATGTCGGATGCCTTCGAGGTCGCGTGGACTTTGCTCAAGTCTGATTTCATGGTCCGCAAAAATGTCATCGGCATGCAAGACGGGACGCAATATAACATGCCCCCGGCTATTGCTTCCATGGCTCAGCGACCTCAGCGGCCTGAGATGATGACGCAGCAGATGGAAGTCCAGCAGCAACAACCGGGATTCTTTGGGAGGTTCAGACAACCAACTACTGAAATGCGAACTACGCAAATCCCCACTGGTGCAAACGTAGTAGGGAGGCGTCCCGGCTACTTCGCAAATGTAAATGCTGGCCCAATTCAGACCAACTCACCACACCCAATGGGTGAAATTGCTGCCAGCCCAGCACCGGGTGCTCAAGTGACCCGTATGCCCCGACCGGGACCTTTCCCCGGAGGTTATTCCTCAAATGCGTCGAGGATGCCGTCCTTCAGCAACTATCAAGGACATTACGGCAGTGGGGTAAATCGTAGTGGGTTCGACGGCGATGGCCCCATAGGCACGCAGCCCGCCACCATCCTTGACCTGCCATACCACGGAACCCGAGGAAACATCCACGACGAGGGTGGGCCGGAGAGAAGTTCAGGGCAAATTCAGCAGGACTATTACGGCGACCAATTTGGACCAAATCGGTCTTTCAACTAAGCAGAAAAGGCGAGGCACGTGACCCCTTTTGACCGGGCGTGGTCCTTGCTCAAGATGGCTCGCTATAGAGCAGGGCCATACGAGATTTGGGACAGCAACGAAAAAGGGGGCTACGCTGATGGGGACGGCGAGTTCGACCATCTCCCTCAAACCTTCAGCCAGCCAAACTACGTGCGCAACGAGGAAACTGGTGAGTATGAGCAGCAAGGCGTGAGAGAGCACAGGCAGTATTACCCGATTGGGGCGAACTTTGGCTTCAAGTTCAAACCCGGTAAAGCCATGATGACGCCCGAGCAGTTTCACGGACTCGTAGCCAGCCCGCAGCCTGAACACCGCACTGGTCAGCAAAAGGGCATTCTTGAGTCCATGAACCGAGGTGCACCAATTGCTGCGCCGATTCTAAGGGTCAAGCCCGATGGCAGCGGTTTCAGGGTCGAAGAACACGAAGGCCGCCACCGCATGCAAGCGCTTCGTGATGCGGGTTTGGGCGACGTGCCAGTCCCAATCGAAATACAGGGAGCGGGGTATCAATACCCCTACGACATGAACAACGAAAAGTTGAGAGAGATGTTGGCGGGTGCCACCATTCAACCTCAGTATGGGGTCTACACACCCAGTGAAATGGCCCCCGGCACGGCCCTCTCTCCCGACGGCGACCGAGGACTCCACCCTCTCAACCAGCCCTTCACCATCTCCGACTTCGACCCATATTGGAACCGAGGTGCATATCATGACACCGTTTGACCGAGCGTGGTCCTTGCTCAAGTCTCGTGACTTTGGCTATGAACCGGGCGATTCGCTTTACCGCCCACCCGAGGGACAGGGCAAACTACCGCGTTCGGTGCCCTACACCGAGTTTGGTCAGCAACAGACACTCAGTGAGTTCGACCCATCGTTTTCACCCACCTTCGTTCGCCCCCGGACTCGGGCTGAATTGTTCAGGGCATACAGAGAAGGCCTTACCGGCGGAGAAGAGGGTTACAGAATAGAGGAAGATGACGACGTTCAGCAGCCCGACAAACCAACGCACGTCAAGCGCATCCACGACCCTGAGCGTCATACCATGCACTACGTTTTGATGGGTGAGCGTGGCCCTCTTTCAAAATTGAGTGCAGGGGACATGTATGACCAAGAGGGTGGTCTTATCGACTTCAGCAGCGAAACTCACCCAGCACATATGCGACAGGGGCACTACGGAACGCTCATCAATTCTCTTGTGCAAGCGGGCTATCCCGTTCACTCAATCAATCGAAACCACATGTCCCACCCCTTCCACACGAGGTTTCAACGCAATCTCCCAGCGGACATAAGACCCGGCATCACGGACGACAAACAGACCTCCTTTGAATGGGGACTCGACGTGGACGCTGATGACCCCACAAATCGCCTTTTCTCATATGAGCGCAAGCCGATGAGGGAACTAACGCCGGAAAACTGGGGTGCGCTGCGCCCAATGAGGAGTGATTTTGTCCCACTCCGTGGGTTTGAAACCAAACGACCTGACATATCGAGGCCTGATGTGCGCTATTTCCAAGGAGTAGATGACCCTCACCAGCAGGTCCTTTTCAACTACCAAATCAACCCTCAAAATGAGTTTGTCCTCGCTCCTAACGATGCCTACAGGTATCAGAATTGAGGCGGTGCATTGAAATGGTGTTGCCCTATACGCCTGACCATATGAGTTACGCTTTCGAGGCCGCTTGGACCCTGCTTAAGCAGGAGCAAGAGGACGAGGGCAATCCCGTGACTCACATGGGTCGACGTGGCCGCGCACGTGCTGAAAGGCGCGCAGAGCGAGCACGGATGCGCGGCGGCGGTAACTCGCCTTTGATGAACGAAACCGCAGCAGCGCGCCGAGAGGGGCGACGCACGCCGCTTGAAGGCTCGTTCATTATGGGGCCTCTGCCCCATATCAGGGGGCAGGCTCACCCTCTCGACGCGCTTCCGTTCAGAGAGGACCATCCCGATGTCAAAGTCCATGACAGGACCATGGGTCGAATGCGCATGCCCACAACCGGACCTGTGACTGTGCCCGGTCAGGCTGAAAACATGAACACACCCATGAGCGATGAAGAGTTCGAGGGTCTGATGCGGCATCAGTCCCTGCTGAAACCCCAGCCAAATCCTTTCGAGACAAGGCGTATGCAAATCGGTGACTTCCCAGTCCGACAACGGTGATACACATGACTGCCTTCGACACTGCATTCACCTTCCTTCGTGATTCCGTCATCGAGAAGAACGCCCCGTCCATCGAACAGATGCGCAATTTCGTTGCAGCAAATGAAAACCACCCCGACCCTGCTATTCGCGCAAAGGTCGAAGAGGTCTATCAGCACCTTACGTCCATGATGAGCGGTCGTGAATCTCTTCAGCCTCAAATGCCTGACGTGCACGCCATCGAGGCTGCGCGTCGTGAAGCGATGGCTCGCCGTTCGTTCGATGCTGCACCGCCCATGGCCCAAATGGTGGAGGGTTCGCCCGAAACACCGGGTATGCGCATGACCCCCGGCGGTCAAATGGCCCCGATGCCTGTGGAACAAACGCCGCGCGTTGATGCAACGAGGCCAGCCAACCCGTTTAGGGGCGAGCGCGGGCGAATGAAAAAAGCAGAGCGTGTTCAGCGTCGCGAGCGCCGCACCCAGCCCGGTGAAAACAGCATGCTCACGCCGGAAGAGGCAGAAGGCGAGCAGATTCAACAAGAGCGAGAGAGCGGCATTCGCCCACTGCCGCAGTTCATGCGCCCCATGAGCCGCGCTCCTCCCCGCCCTGCAGAACCTGACACAAATGAGCCACCCAACCCATTCCCGATGAAGCGCAAGGGTTCACCCATGGACATCGCGTTTGCGATGCTTAAGTCGCAATACCGCTACCCGGACCCTCAACCTCATGAGGAAACAATCGACCCAAATGAGATGCTGCGTCGCATCGAGGCAGACCGTGAAGCCCAGCGGATGAGAATGGAAGTCGGCATGCCCGACCCCCGCGTTAAGGACGTTTCTCACATTGACGAGATGATGCCCGAATACATGACGCCCGAAGAAAGGTTGGCGCTCGAAGAAATTCTGATGCGCAACCACGCAACTGGGCAGCCCTCCAACCCATTCAAGGGCGAACGTGGCAAAGCCTATGCCTCTGAAGGCTTGTGAGGGCTGAACTTGCCCGCTCCAGCAGTTGCCGTATTGGCAGGCGGTGGTGCCGCAGCAGGCGGTGGAGCCGCAGCAGGCGGAACGGCAGCGGCCGGTGGTGCTGCGTCAGGTAGTGCCGCTGGAGCAACAGCCGCTGGTGGATTCAGCCCCAAGAAGGTTCTCGGCGCGGCGGGCGCTGGTTTGTTGGCTGGCGGTGGCAACAGCACTTCGCGACAGGAAGGGCGCATGAACGACATGGCTCGCAGCGGCGCGGGCACGGGGCAGAAGTTCGGCGGAGGAGTGGGAGTGGCTAAAGCGCAGCAAACGCTGTTCGGCTACAGCCGACCTCACATCGAGCAGGCCATGTCGCCCGATTCAAACACGGTCATCATCGCATCAAAACCCGGTGGCCAAGATTTGCCTCTTGACGCGCAGTCGCAGCGGCATGACGAGATGCACGGTGAACTGACTGAACTCGCTGCCGCCAATCCTGCACTCCGTATTCTTAGCGGCAAAGGCCGCAGCAAAGAGTGGGGCGACGAAAACTCGTTTGCTTTGACCAACGTGCCCGACCATCTGATGCCGCTGATACGTCAAATGGCTGGTCGGTATAAGCAGGACAGCATTCTGCATTCCCCGGTCGGGACGTCGGATGCCTTCTTCACCAAACCCGGCGGTCAACGGACTGGTGCGCTGACAGACCCGGTTCTATCGAACGAAGAGCCTTCGGATTTCACGCAATTCGGTGGCGGCAACCTCGTTTTCGGTGGTTATCGCGACATGAAGCAGGCCAGTGAGGCGATGGATGCGGCGTGGCGTATGCTCATCAAAGAGCGCAAGTCTCCAGAAGCCATGCAGCACAAGCGTGAGTATGACAAGGCCTACGAGTCAACGCCTGAGCGCGTCAAATACCGCGTCGACCTCAACCGAGAGCGCCGACGTCGCGGGATTATGGGCAGCCGCGACCACATGGACGTCAGCCATACCGAAGGTGGCAAATTGACGCTTGAGCCGGAGCATTCCAACCGAGCGCGGCACTTCAAGGAGCAGGGAACGCTCCGCAGACTGGCAAAATCGGCCAAAGACGACATCGAACTGCTCCGAAACCTGCTGCAAGGCCCGATGGACGAGCAAGACCGCCTGATTGCGACCAAACTTGCTGAAAACATCAAGGAAAAGGACGACTCAGAGGCTGAAATGGCCGAAGAAGACACCTATCAGCACCTCGTGCGACCTTCGCATGATTAAATCTGTAGTGTATTGAGTTCTATCATATTTAATAGTAATAAAAGATAGAACACAACACACTACACACTTAACTTAACGCCTGCTCGGCCCGCGCAACCCTTATGTGGACCTCAGATGTGGACAAGCCAGTGGTCAACATGGATGACGAGCAACACGACGCTGAAATCCGCCTCATGGGCCTCATTTTGGCTCAAAGTGCCCTCGTGGGCGTCGCCGTCGGCGTTTTTGACGCCGATGTGTGGCTGAAGAACGACACAACTTGGCTGAACGGCTTCACTTACGCGATGGGGGCGTTTTTCGTGCAGGGAATCGCCTATTACGTGTTCAAAATGTTCTTTGAGCAGTCCATGAGGGAGCGAGCGCGTGCCAGTCAAATCGACAGGCAGCGCACCAACAAATACCGCTCCATGCAGCAATCTTTCGACTCTCGACGCTCTGAGATGGAAATCCGCATGCAGGAGGCCCAATTGGAGGCCGAATTGCGCTGGATGGAGGCAAATCCGGGCAAAATGCCGCCTTCATGGGGCGTTCACGGTGGCTCACCCTCGATGGTGACGTCCTATGACCAGCAACGTCAAGACAACCTGCGCATTCCCACTCATCAAGCGCAAACCCAGCAACCGCTGTCGCTGGGAGCAGCAGAAGAGGGCGAAATCCCACTCAAAAAGGACGGCACGCCCGACAAGCGCTATCAGAAGAAGAATGAGTGACAATCATGGGTCGCATCTTCAAAACGGTGTCCGACAACGCAACTGAAGAGACGCTACGCGCCATTCACCTTGCGAACACGGTCGACACCACCTATGAGCGTGCTTGGGGTTGGGTGAAAACGCTTCTTGCCTCACTCATCACGGCGTTGACGGTTAGCGGTATCGAGTTCTTCAACCCGGAAGTCAGTTTCTATGAATCTTCAGTGGACTGGCTCGTGGAAAAACTCAGGGACTTCGCGAACTGGCTGAAATGGTGGTGAAGGTGGCGTCATGGTTGAGCCTGCAGGGACGGCACTGGTTGGCGCTGCCGTGTGGGGACAAGCCCTCTACCACTCGTGGCGACCAAGACGAGTCGGAATCTACGGAGCGCCCCTCGTCGGAAAAACAACCCTCGACCGATACATGACAACGCCCGGTGAGATGGAAGCCATCTCTGATGAGGACCGGACAACGCACGGCCGACTGCTCGGCGTTGCCGGCCCTTACCGTATGCCCAGTCCGACGCGCAAGCGCATCTCGTGGAATGGCGATAAGCGAGTTGTCTTTTCAGCCGACATTGGTGGACAAGAACGATTTTGGAATCTGTGGATTGAGGATGCAGTCACTCGGCGCGTCGAAGCCATCGTCTACATGTTTGATGAGCGGGCTTTCAAGGGCGGAGAAAGCGGACTACAGCAGGTTGGCGGCTTTCGTTTCCTCGTTGACCGTTTGATAACGCGCGACTACCGCTACCGCTCGCTCAGAGCACGGCTGAAGGGTAAGCGGTATCATCCCAAACTTGTCATGCTCGTGGCCAACAAAGCCGACCGCTTCTTTGACGACACGGCATCGAAGTTGTGGCATGACGGGCGTATTGGTGAACACAAAGTCTTCGACCCTTTCAGAGACGACCTCATTCGTTTGCAGAAAGCCGGCATCCCGACCAAGCGCTCGTTCATGGCAACGCGCATCGGGTGGAACGTTGAGAAGACCATGCTCGACGTGCTGACCTCATAAGTGACCTCAATCCTTTTATCAAGAGCGACGGTGGACAAAACATGGCGGCAAAGCGAAAGACGACCTCACTCACTCCAACCAGTGAGCAGTCGCGCACGCTTCGCACGACCATCCCGATTTGGATTGTCGACCATTTCGGATTGGAGGCAGGCGACCGCGTCGAGTGGTCGTTTGAGGTGAAAGACGGAAATATCATCGTCGTCATGTCTCCATCAGGGGGCGAAGACATTGATGCTTAGACCGCAACAAGCGCAAGTGCCACTTTACGGGGCAAATGAAGGACACCTTGCCGCTTTGGCACAACAGGGTAATCTGCAGTTGACGCAAGCCGCGCTTGCTGAAATGATGTCCGCACAGCAGGGTATGCAGCAAATGGCTGCTCAAAAAAATCTCGAAGTGCCGAAAGTCAACTTCTACCCAAGTAAGCACGCCGACCCACACAAGGCTCGTAAGCGTGACATTCGCCAAGCCTACCGTCTTCTCCAGCCTGCGAAGCGGTCATGGTTTAGTCCGATGCGCTGGGCCGGTAACAAATACCGGTATAACAAGGACACAGGCGTCTGTGTTGTCGACGGCTGCGACTGTGCTGAACTCATCCGCCACGAAAACCTGTATGAGCGCATTTGTGACGAGGAAACGGGGCGCAGTCTCTACGAGATGTATTGGCAAAACCCGGTGACTGGGCAGGCTGAGGCCTTCATCGCGCGTGACAAAGTGACAAGCGGCAAGAAGATGCGAGGCACCTATTGTCCTGAACATCTTCATCTCTTCCATTTGCTGAAGAAGTGGGAGGCTGAAGAGGACAAGCAGAACGAGATGAACCCTCGCCGTCTGCGCGACAAGGTCAAGCGCGGCGTGTCCATCGTGACTGTGCCTGTGGCTGCGGTTAGGTCAAAGGAAGTAATCCCCCCTCTCTTCGTCAAATATGAGTCGTGGTTCGATGAACTGGCTCGTGATGCCGGTCGCACCAAGGCCATCCGCATCACTCGCGACATCGACCCACTGACAGGTGAAAATGACGTGGTGCGAGTGACCTTCGATAGCCGCTACATGCGGTGGGAAATGGAGCAAGCCAATCTACCGACTCCGCAATTTCAGGCCATGATGCAGCAGCAGAACCTTGATGTCTCCATGGTCCCTCCGATGGGTGAGTGACATGTTCAACTTCGGCGGTCAGCGCCCTCAATCCGGTTTGAACCTCTCAGCCACCGGTGCTCCTCAGCAGCAGTGGCAGCAACAGCCACAGCAGGGCTATGGCGTGTTTGGCGCACAGCAGCCGCAGTGGCAGCAACAACCACAGCAGCAAGCACCCCCGCCTCCCAGTGAAATGGAATTGATGAACGCCCTTCTGCAGTCCCAAAACCCAATTCATCGCTTCATCGCCAGCGGTGGTCTTGCTTCAGTCATTGACTTGGTCGCAACGGCCACGTCTCTTTCTGTTCTGAGCGTTCTCAAGGACGCCACGTTTGTGCTCGATGATGACGAGGGTGCGATGAAACTTGACACCGCTTCTCTGCCTGACAACCTCAAGACGCTGAGCGCTGAAAACGTCGGCATGTTGCTCAATCAGATGGTCAACAACAGCCAACAGACCATCCAGCAAGCCGAAATGCAACGTCAGCAAATTCTCGCCATGAGTCAACAGTCGGCCATGGGGGCAAAACTCAGCGCCGCTCTCGCTGACGAAAACACGTTGGAGAAGGCGGGCAATTTCTTCGGTAACGTGGCCGGACGAGCCTTGGGAAGTCGGTGATGAAAATGCAAACAGGACCTCGATTTGACATGCCTCTTGGCTTTTCACAAACCAGCGTTGACGTGCTTGCACCGTCTCGCTCTGTAGTTACGGACATGATTATGGTGCAGTTCATCGCCATGATTGTGGTGCTGCTCGCTGTTCTGCTTTTCCGAGGCAACGACTTGACCACTGAGGAGGCTTCTCTCTTCATCATCGGCGTTTTTGCATCATCCATCATGCTCGGGAGCATCTACACTCGACTGACGAGGTGAGACATTGCCCCACTTCTCGTGAGGGCAAACGCTCGACGGAGCCATCGCTTTGAGACGGATGTAGCAGCCGCAGGCGCGGCACATGTCGATGGCCTTGAGGTTATACTCACAGGCTCGGCAGATGTTCATGCGGCGGACAAACTCATCTTTGCTTACTCGCTTCCCTCTCGCCACTTCATTCACCGCCATGCCGAGTTCAGCAACACGCCGTGCTCCCGGCAATCGACCGAACATCGGCAGCGACTCAGGCTTCGGCCTGAAAAGGATTATGACGCGAAGGTGCTTAGAAGGCAGCATGGGGGAGGCGGAGCGTGTCGTCAAACGTTCTTGTCCCCTGTGTCAACATGCCTCTCGTGATGAGTTGGAAAACGCATTACTGCTCGGTGAAATCTCGTCTCAGCAGTTAGACCGTGACATGGGTTGGCGGCTCAACACAACCGACCGTCACTTCCGCAACCACATGGGTCAGTATCACATGGCGGCAAACCCTCAGTGCAAAGTCTGCGCACATCCGCAGCGAGCCGATTTTGAGCAGCGTTATTTTGCAGATGGCGCTGAGTCTGAAGCCATCGCCACTGAACTCGGTATTCGCGAAGACAGCGTCTACCACCATATGAAGCACCATTTTCAGCCATTGGTCCAACGGTCTGCTGTGGCTGAAGTCACCGTATTGGTCGGACGTGAAGTAGATGTCCTCAGAAGCAACGTCGAACGCCTCAACCACAAATTGTCTGAACTGCTCGATGAGGGAAGCGTTCACGAAGATGGATTCGTTCGTGATGCAGTGTCACTGCATAAAGAAGTCAGAGAATCCGTGAAAGACCTCGTTAAGATGCAGGAGACGTGGGGCGCGACCACTGAAAACAACGAGATTCACAACACCATCAACATCCTGAAGGTGGAATTGGGCAAAGAAAGCCCGGAAACGTGGGCGCGGCTGCGCGAAAAACTCGTCAACGACATGGAGGGATTCAGCGAATGAGCGTTTCCGTTCCTGTGCCTGACTTGCTTCAAATGATGCACGGTGGCTACGCACTTGTCTTGAATGATGGCGTGGCAAAAGAGCACGAACTACCCAATCTCATTGACTACGCGCGTTGCATCGTGCAGCGGTTCGAGCACTACGGGTCATTGTCTGTCGCTCCCGAAGACCTCTTCGTCAGGTTGTGTGATGTATTCCAAGTGCTCACCGAATGCGATGAGCCGACGCTGTTTTTTGAAGCGAGAGATAGCGCAGTTGGTTATATCGAAGAACTCGAAATCGTCATGCGCAACATGTCACGAGCCTTCACTTCCAGCGAGCGAATCAGCCGCCACTACCACTCGGTGGCCATGACATTCCACAATTCACTGCGTCATTTGCTCGGAGGTGAGATGTGTGACTGAAGGTATGATGGGTCGTGGGTCTGACACCCGCATCTACTCCCCTCGCTCAGAGTCCTCGCACATGTTCCGTGCAAACTACGAGGATGAGAGCACACCTACCGGGATTGACGACGCTGCGGACAAAGAACGTCGCATGGACAAGCGGCAGAAGAAGAGGGAAGCGGAGGAGAAAGAAGACCGCAAAATGCGTCATATCAAGATTCGACGCCATCATATGGCGCACGGTCGTGGCGAGATTCCCGAGATTGAAGCAGAAGAGGACGACTCGTTCAAACCACGAGCCTCTGTTTCTGAGCCGACGATTCCTTCTGGTGCTGGTGGCTTCCTAACCAGTCTCGCAACGCAAGCCAAAGGCCCCGGTGCCGCTGGTGGTGAGATGATTCAGATGGGCAAACCAATGGACCACGCTTGGTCTGAATTGCTAAAGTCGAAGCGCTCCCGTGAAAAGCGTCGCAAAACTGAGCAGCGAGCGAAGTGGCGCCCGTCGACCGGGCAGTTCAAGCGCCCTCCCGGTGGTTTTCGTGGCAAGTCCTACACCTCACAACGGGCCAAGGGTCTGTCGCGCAATCTCCCCATGGGGAAGAAGACTGGGCTGATGCGCCCCCACCTCGCGGTTGAGATGGCTCACCGTGGTATCGCCAGCAAGCAACCAATGTCCAAGGACCCACAAGCCTATGGGCAATACCGCGCCTATCAGGAGGCGCAGAAGATTCAGGGTGGTGTGCGCGCACCGAAGGTCCCTCTCCCCTTCGGGCGCCGTAGTCCTCTCATGCGGTTGCCAAAGCCTCGGCTTCACCCCGTGCGCGCCCCACCCATCATGCCACCGCGTCTACGACGCCCGCGTCTCAACCGACCAAAGATGCCCGGTATGGTCACGATGAGTGAGGACGAGCCGGAGTCCGGTGACATCTTGAAGGCACGTCGTCGTTATTCTGAAATCGCTGAACTGCGTATGGCTGTTCAGCAATTGAAGGACTTGCTGCGTGACGAAAAGGACCGCAAACGCAAGGGCATGGGCACCAAGGACACGGCCGGTGGAGCCAGCGACAAGCCCAACGACCCCGGTGGCCCGTCCCGTGAGACGAATCACAATCAAGGCCCGACCGAGAGTCAAGACTCGGAGGCCATCTACGGCTACAGCCCCAGTGCGAAACTGACAAATCGGAGTTGAGGTCATGGCGCTCCGGCTTTTCTACGGCGTCTTCCGCAAAGGTGACGGCAACGTCGGCGTCGACCCATCGACTGGGGCGCAATACCTGATGTCTTACCCTCCTCCTGAGAACTATGAGGAGGACCCTGAAATTCCCGACGCTCCTGCTTTTGCACACACGGGCGCGATGGAACACCGCCACGAAGCGGGCCATCCTGAACACGTTCCCGGCATGGGTCGCCGTATTGGTGGTGAGTTCAAGCAGGGTCCGTATCACGAGAACGTCTACCACGGTGAAGACGACCACTACTACCATCACGGCATTGACGGTATCATCCATCAAATCGGCAAGGCGATGGAAGAGGCAGGCCTCATCACAGAAGGCGAAGGCGGCATCGTTGTCACAGAAGCAAACAAAGAGAAACTGCTTCCGAGGGACGTCGTGCAACAAGCGATTGACGAGTTCAACAGAAAGCACTCTGACCCGAGGCAACACCTCCCGAACGTCGACAGCGTTGAGTGGCGCAAGATGCACTCAGCCGTGCCTGACAAGGGTGGGGCAAAAAATTGGGCTATGTATGACGCGTCCAACATGCCAACGAGAAGACCCGATGGGCGTCTGACGACGATGTGGACGAACAACAAGTCACAGGACAACCTGTTGGGTCACTTCCCTGAGTCCTACGCTGTGCCCATCTTCAGGGAACTTGGTGAAATTCTGAGAAGCGACTTTGGTGGCGCACTCTCAGGACTCGCCAGCAAAGCCGAGTGGGCCAAGCGACCGTGGGTGTCGTCTGACGTGCTGCACCCCTACGCCCACCGCACGACGGGTATGGGTGGCGACAAACTGGAGGGCGACACCATCGGTTCAGCCAGCATCTCTGACCGTGTTTTGGGGCAGGACCGGTTTAAGGGAATCCCCAATCTAAACAGCGACAAGCAAGTGGTTCACTCCTACGGGCTGCACGCTCACCTTCCCAAGTTCTTCTATCACGACCTGATGAGCGAAGCACAGCGTCAACGCGGTATTGATAGCGAGACGAAGCAAGAGGCCGCACAGCGCGCTCAAGTCTTCCAAAAACTCCGCAACCACATGCAGATGGCCGCTCAACGTGGTTCATTCCCTGACGGGCAGGTGCAGATTGGTGACAACATGTTCGACATCAGTGTCGCCATGACAGACCCCACGCTGCGTGACCACATTGCGGACGAACTGTCGCGCACCATCTCAGGGCACTTCTTCGTTGGTCGTGTTCAGGCTGGAGGTAAAACCAACCGTAGCCCCGGTGGTCGTGCCTTTGACAAACTGCTTGAGCAGTTCGGTGGCGATGCTGATGAAGAGGGCAGTCGTCCAGCCCATCGTGACATGCAAACGCATTTGATTGCTGGTCGTAACATCGCTGGCTCAGGCACGTCAGGTCAGGGGACGCATGCAGCAGCACGTCGATTCTACGCCAAGGTCTTGCAGTCGGGTAAGGGAGAAGGCGGCGCTCCTTCCAAGATGGCCGAGTTTGAAGCCGACGAAGAAGCACTTCAGCAACTCGGCATTAGCGCTGAAGGTAGCCGTGCCGATTACCGCCGGCAATTGGCCTCCGCCTTTGGTTCGGCCGTCACCCATGCTCACGGTTTTGAAGACCTGAGCACGCTCCCTCGTTATATCCCAACAGGGGCACATGGTGCACACAGTGGCGGTATCGCAGGTTATCCGACCGAGCAGATGGAACTTCCACCCCACGTTGCTGACCGCCACGCGGAGCGTGAAATCGAAGAACCCTTGGAAGATGCACCGCCCGGTCGACAGGACCACACCACCACGGAAGGTAGGCCGCGCCCTGTCGCGCCTTCTGCTCCTGAAGGAGACAAGCGAGTGCGTCGTGAAGAGCCTCGCGAAGAGCGAGGGCCGATTCAGGTGGTCCCGGCGGACCAAATGAGGCTGGACCAATTCACGGGCGCACCGGCACCTGTCGCTGCACCTACGCCAATGCCACCTCAAGACGCCTACACGCGCCTACCCCCTGAAGTCGTGGCGGCGCGACAATTCATTGGTCAAGCCTCACCCCAAGATTTGCGGCAAGTCATCAGTCAAGGTAACGTCCCAATCCGCCCCGGCACCGGCCCACTGACGCCGCAGGAACAGCAGTTCCAGCAGACCATGGGCGACCCTGCACAGCGCCTCCTGACCCAATACCTTCGCAGCCTCGACCAATCACTGCCTGAAGCAGAGCGTTTGCTCAAAGCCATGGAGAGCATGCAAATGGACGACGCCAAGCAGGACAACCGCGTGATGAAAATGTCGCGCGACCCAGTGCATCTTGCAGACGAATACGCGGTGCAGACGTTCGCCAAGAGCGTTGGGCTGACTTCGCTTGACGTTCGCGCCATTGCTCACACGCATGGTGACTGGCAGCGCATCAGTGACAAACTCGGTGTTGGGCTAAATGTCATCAAGGCCGTGAAGGTCACGGTAACGGGGGGACTGTCGTGAGTCGAGTCCTCGTTCGCAAGGCGGACATCGTCTACGACGTGATGAGCGGTAGACCTCAGTTGCAGGTTGGTGTCGGCGCCCGTCGTGACAACGACGGTAGGCGGATGATGCCGACCTTTGGGGGCGAAGGAAACCTTGTTGCTGTTCAAAACGCATTACAGGACAGAGAGGGACGAATCGCAAACATTGAGTCGCAAATCCCGGTAGACCCGCGAACTGGATTCCGCTCTTCGCAGGATGAAAAGGAGTTCCAGCATGCCGTGGGGCAACTGGGCAGTGGCTTTGCTTCCGACCAAGAGCGAATCGCTTTTGGTGCACGTCATGAGGATAAAGGTGCAAAGTTTGACGCAGCCCGCCGTGGCGCTGGCATCGGTGGACGAATTGGGCAGGGGCTTGGTGCGTTAGGCACGAGCCTCGTTGGTGTGATGAGTGGACTGAGCGCGCTTGAAGGCGGACAAGGACCACTCGCCGCAGGTCTGACCGGTTACACGGCTGCTCAGCAATTGGGCGGTATGACGCCCTATCTGACTGAAGCAGGGATGCGGGTAGGTGCGGGGTTGGGAGCACGCCGCAAGGTGCCCGAAAACACGTCCTCTACCGCAGCGGTGGCTGAGCCAACGATGAACAACGTGAACACCACTGGGTCATCAGTCAATCCCAACCTGATTACCTCCTATGGGGGCGCATCTGCCGAAGGACCAACTGGCGTTGGTGTGCAGGGCACCCGTGCATCCCGTCGACCGCGACGGGCGACAATGGCAGAGCCGACGCCACCGATGACAGCGACCGACGCTGGAGAAGTGATTGGCTCTCATCTTGACAACAACACAGCAAAACCACAAGGGCTTGAACCACCCAACCCAAGAACAGCGGCTGAAGCGGCTGTTCCCCAATCGTCGCTGACCGCTCCCGAGGCTGCGGGAGACTTGAGTGCATATTTCAACAAAGTGAGAGACGAAGGCGCAAGCAGTGTTCCGGGTGGTTACTGATGGAGAACAAAGGCGAGATGCGAGAACTCGTCATTGAGATGGACCGCAAGATGTCGGAGAAGTCCTTCCCATACTTCTTCGAGACGGTCCTCGGTTTTGACTTCGCTAACCACCACAAACTGTGGCAGAAGGGCATGGAAGAGAGCCGGTATTATTGCGTGAAAGCGAGCCGCGACCACGGTAAGTCTGTGTTCTTCATGTCCTACGCACTGTGGATTGCCGCCTTCAACCCCGGCACTCACGTCATGATTTTCTCGCACTCGCTTGAGCAGACGTTGGAGCACATGCGCTTCATTCGCAACAACATCGAGCACTCTCCCTGTCTCAAGTCGCTGATTCCATCGGGTAAGCCATGGCGCAAGACGTATTTCGAGTTCACCAACGGCAGCCGTATGATGGCCAAGTCGGTGGGCGGCGGAACGCGTGGTTTCCACCCTGACGTTGTCGTGTGTGACGACATCTTGTGGGGCACAACGGGGTCTGAACTGCAGCGTGCTGCGGACTGGTTCTATGGTGTTCTGCTACCTGTGCTGCACCACTCCGGTCGCATGATGATGGTCGGCACGCCTTTCTCATATAACGACCTCTACGCACAATTGGAGAAGACTGAGACGTTCCGAGTCGAAACCTACCCCGCCATCAACAAGGAAGGTGATGCGCTGTGGCCCGAGCGATGGGACCTCGAATCGCTTGACCAACGCCGCATGACCATGCCTGCTATTCAGTTCACTCGTGAATACCTGTGCGAGCCGATTCACGACGTGGCCAGCATGTTCCCCATGGAAATGCTTGAGAAAGCGCGTGACCACGAACTCGTGCTGCTTGATAGGGCCGACATGGAATATGACGAGAATGGTGATTCTGTTGGCGTTTATGGTCATCACTTCATCGGCTGGGACACGGCTATCGCTTCTGACAAGAACGCCGACTACACGGCCATGACCGTCATGCGCACGTTGCCCGATGAAGACGTGAAGCAGATTGTCGGTGTGGTGCACGAGAAGGGGATGTCCTCGATGGCGCAGAAGCGTCAAATCATCATCCTCAACAACAAGTTCCAACCCGACCTCATCGAACTTGAAGGCAACAACTTCCAGCGCATGTTCGCCATGGAACTGCAGGACATCCGCCAAGACATCCCCATCCGCACGTTCATCACAACCCGCACTCGCAAGGAGAGTCTGTTCATGTCGCTGCTGCTCGCCTTTGAGCAGGGGCAAATCAAACTGCCATACGGCGATGACCGCTCGCGTCGTTTCACGCACAAAGTGGAGGAGGAACTCAACCGCTTCGGTATGCAGAAAAACGGCCGATTGGAGAGCGTCGGCACTCACGATGACCTTGCCATGTCGTTAGCACTCGCTAATTGGGGAACCAAAGAGTTCCGTGGCTCGGTTGTGCTTCTCGATGATGTCATGCCCGGTTTCGATGACTGGTTGACGGGCCGCAGAAAACCAAAATGGGCGGTCCCATGACGTTATATCCGTTTGATGCTTGGGGGTTTTGAATGAAGGAAACGAAGGTCGGAAAGAAGCCGCACGGCGTCGTGCTCGTGGTGTCACTTGGCAAACCGGGTGACAAGAAGCCCGAGCGTGCTGCTGACCCGGACAAGCAGAAGAAGATGGACCGACTCAGTAGCGAGGTGGCGAGAAGTAGTGGTCGACCTTTACCAAACTGGATGGCTCGCAGGGCTGCTGGGCGGCAGGTAGCGAATCAAGTTCGCTATCAGCAAGGTAACCTCAACGACCCCAACGCTGAACCTGAAGGGAAGTTCCCCGAACTCGCTGACAATGTCGCTTCTGGTCACAGCGGGCGACGAGGCAGCAAAGCGCAAGCCGAGGATTTTCAGTCGGCTGTGCCTTTGATGCAGCGTGTTCAAGAACAAGAGGATGCGAAAAAGCCCCAGACGGAGGAGGAAGACCTCTATGCCAACATCTTCGCTGACCAAGACATGACGCGACGAGCATTCGACAACCTCGAAGCGTTCAATGCTTTGCGGAAAGGCGAGCCTGTCGATTTCTGCACCTGCTGCTCCCCTTCAGACCTTGCTTGGGCCATCGTGAAGGCGAAGAAGAAGTCCAAACCGTTCCACGGCTATAACCCGAATCGCCATCACAAGAAGGGTGGGTTGAACGCTAAGGGTCGCGCAAAGGCCAAGCGTGAGACTGGTGCGAATCTCAAGCCACCTGTCACCACCAAACCGAGCAAACTCAAACCCGGTTCCAAGAAGGCCAAGCGTCGTAAATCGTTCTGCGCTCGCATGGGTGGCATGAAGGGGCCGACGTCCAAGAAGGGCAAACTCACGCCGAAGGGCGCCGCGCTAAGGAGGTGGAACTGTTGACTGACTGTGACTGTGGACATTGTGTTGGAATGGATGCTGCGTGGAGCCTTCTGCAAAAGAAACTCTGCCCCGAAGGCAAGGCAGCGGCCAAGAGGAAGTTCGATGTCTACCCGTCGGCCTATGCGAACGGCTGGGCCGTTCAGTATTGTCGTGGTAAGTTCCGCAAGAAGAAGGGGGGTAAGAAGAAATGAAACTCAAGCGTGACTCTTGCTGTTGTGGGGGGACAAAGCAGACTCCTTGCGTTTGCATGCTCAAGGGTGTTATGCAGTGTTCAGCAAAAAAGCCGAAGTGCCCCTGCTACAGTTTGATAGATAAGCAGAAGAGCCGAAAGGTGAAGGTCAAATGAGCGACCGCTGCACCTGCCATGATGTTCTCGTCATCAAGAACTTGAACCGCTGGTTCAAGGAAAAGTGGGTGGACGTCAGCCGCAAAGACAAGGACGGTAAGCACCCGCCCTGTGGCCGTTCCAAAGCCAAGAAGGGCAGCAAGGGCTACCCCAAGTGCCGTCCGTCTGTCAAGGTCAGCGACAAGACACCGAAGACCAGTGGCTCGATGAGCGAAGGTCAGAAGCGTGCAGCCACCAAGCGCAAGCGTGCGAAAAAGCAGGGCGTCGGCGGCAAGCCAACCATCGTCAAAGGATGGGTCGGTGTTAAGTAGAGGTCACAGGAGAGGTCAAATTATGTGGGGGTCGGCGCTTATCGAAGTCGAAGACATCCCTCACGACACCGTGTTTGAAGAAAAAATCTCAATCATGCAGAAGTCCTACTCATTTGCCCCCAACGGTGACGGTTGGTTTGAAGCAAAGACGGGCACGACTGCGGACGCCATGGTCAAGCGACTGCGCAAAGCACGTCGTCACAACAAAGACGCAAAAGACGACATCGACGCGCTCATTGGTGACATCCGCATGATGAAGGCCTTAGAAGCGGAAATGACCATCCGCAATCTCTCATGGGGCATTGGGAAAGAAGATGCCATCAAAGGGCTGGGTTTGTCTGACCGCTCGTTGAAGCACTTGCGCCAGTTTGGCGAGTCGCGTAGCGTATCTCTGCAGAAGGCTTGCTTGCTATGGCAAAAAGCCGAGTCTACGTTGAAGATGCTCGATGAGCACGAAGACGTGTGGGGCGCTGAAGAGCAACAGGCGTGGGCAAATGCGATGCGTGACCGTAGCGATGCGCGAAAGATGTGGCGCACGGCCTTGTTTCAGGCCGACAAATTGTCAAAGAAGGAGCAGGACTACCTCTCATTTGCGGCTGAAGAATTGCTGCAAAAGGGACCGATGAAGGCTGCTGAGATTCGCATTAACATGAATGATGCGGGCATCGTGAAAAAGTCCTACACGGACAAGAAGTTCTCCATGCTACTCTCACTCTATGGTGAGGAATACGACATCATCAAAGGCGCTCAACGTGGGACATACGTTCGCATCACCACCGATGGACTGGTGATGAAGGATTCGTGGGCCTACGGCGCTGGCTTTCTCGATGCTGACGGCTACATCACCATCACCGAAAGAGGCGAACCTCGTGCGGGCTTGATTGCTACAGGCGACCGTGGTAGGACACACTGCGAAGACCTCTATAAAACGCTGGACTGCGGGGTGCTTCAGTTGGACAGCAAGGTGTATCACAAAGCCTCGCAGCGAAGTCAACACCGTCTTCAGTTCTATTCCAAAGCCGACCTACGGAAGTTCCTTACCGGGGTCCTACCTCACCTGCGTATGAAGTCGACGCAGGCAAAGGCCGTCCTCGCCTTCATTGACGAGAAGGACGTCACTCGAAAGCAGGAACTCAAACGCCTTGTGCGCTATGAAAACTGGAAAGACCACACGAAGAAGTCTGCTGAACTTCTGAGTGGTTGGGGTATTGACGCTGACACTGTCGGCACTTACGCGGAGGGTCTGTGATGGCTGAAGAAGAACGAGGACCAGTCAGCCGATTTTTGTCGGCCATCGCCAGCCCATTTCGACGTCGCACGACGCCGCAGCCGCAAATGCCCCTCTACACCACGGGCATTCAGGAACCTGTGCTCGCACAGGGTATCACCATCCCATCGCTGTATGCGGTCAGTCACGAAAACCTGATTCTACGCACGGTTCAATCCAAACTCCAGCAAGAGGTCTTCAGGCGTGGCTACTACTGGGAGAAGCGTTTTGAGTCCAAGTGCATCGAATGTGAAGAGGAGTTCAATCACTCAGTCGACGTCTGCAAGTCCTGCGGTGGTGAGGTTCGCAAGCCTGACCCTGAGCAAGTCATTTACGCCAAATGGCTGCTAAATCAAGAGAACTCGATGGAGCAGTCCTTCATGCAAGTCTTGCGTGAAGTTGAAAACGACCTCAACATCGTGGATGACGCCTTTCTCATTCTTATCAAGGAGTATTACGTTGACCCTGAATCGGGCGATATTGCCTTTTTCCGCGTCAAGGAAATCATTCGAGGCGACCCTATCTTCATGCGCATCATCGCAGACAAGCGTGGTGTCCGTGGTGGGCGGTATAAGGTGTGCCGCATCCATCGCGACCAAGTCGCATACCCCGGTCAAGAATCGAAATGTCAGACCTGTGGCTCACGCATGGTTGACGCACACTACGTCAACATGGCTGGGAGCGGTAAGAACCAGTATTTCACCAAGGGCGAAGTCATCCACATCAGCAAGTATAACCCGTCCAAACTCTACGGGCGCAGTCCTGTCAACACCATGTGGCGACAGGCGATGAGCCTCACGGCCATGGACAACTACATCTACACCGCGTATCAGAAGCGACGCACGCCAAAAGGCATCATTTCCGTCACCACTGATAATCTTGAGTCGATGAAGTCGTTTTGGAAATCTGTCGATGAGAAGATGGAGCGTGACCCGCACTACGTGCCGAAGGTCGGTATCGAAAGTCAGACTGGGCGCGGTGGTGTGAACTGGGTCAAGTTCATGGACACGTTGGAAGAGATGCAATACATCGCTGTGCGCGACGAGATTCGCAACCGTATCGCGGCGTATTACGGTGTCTCGTCCATCTTCATGATTGACAACGGTAAGTCTGGTGGCCTCAACAACGAGGGGTTGCAGATTCTTGTCACCAACCGCGCAGTCGAGTTTGGTCAGAAGGTCTACACCGACGTTCTGTTCCCCCGTATGTTGCGTGAGATGGATGTCTCAGATTGGAAACTCACTCTCTATCCCAATGAGGAAGAAGACGAAATCACTCGCCTGCGACGCGACGAGATGGAGGTCAACCTCGCTCAGCGTATGGCTATGCTCGGCTATAAGCCGGAATTGCTTGAAGAAGGCGACCGCGACATTCGCTTTGTCTACAAGCAACAGGAAGAGCAACAGGGTGGGCAACAGGGTGGGCAACCCGGTATGCCTCCGGGTATGCCTCCCGGTATGCCTCCGGGTATGCCACCGGGTGGTGCAATGCCTCCGGGTGGTGCAATGCCTCCGGGTGGCGCGATGCCGCCCATACCTCCCTCTCAACCGGGCGGTGAAGGTGCGGGCATTCGCACACCGCGTTCACCGGCTCGGCCGCAGGCTCGCGGTAGTCCGGGTGCAGGCTCACCTGTAACCAGCGTTCAGCAGCGAGGTCCAGCACCCACGCAGGGGATGCAGAACTCAAGAGCGATTGGCGATGCGCGACGACTTCGCGGGGCTTAATGCTTTAAGCAGGAGCGTTCTACGGGGAACAGAGGGACTTCGATGGACCTACTCAAAATGCACCCGATGGCTCGAAAAATGGCTGTTCACAGCGAAGCCTTTGCGAAGGCGCTGGAAAGCGGTAACGCACAAGATGCGCAAGACCACATCAACGAGGTGTTGAAGTTCGCCGGCTTCCTTTCAGACGACATTCACGGCGCCATTGTCAAGGCTGAAACCGACAAGCACAACGAAATCGCCGGCAACATGATTCAGAAGATGAACGTGACCGGGCAGAAGTTCGATGTTGCTCAGCGCGCTGATGTTCTTCCCGGCACCATCATCGCCGCTCGCACGCACAACCGTGCTCGCGTTCACCGTGGCACCTTTGGCCGTTTCGTCCCCGACTCGTGAGGTGAGCAGATGACGGAGGAAGTGTCCACGACAGAGCGCTTGATGAACGCGCTCATTTCCAAAATGGAAGCCATGGACAGCGATGTGCAGGCGTTGAAGGCTGAAAATGCCAATCTCCGAAAGGCACTTCGCGACCCTTCAGCCATGCTCCGCAAGGCAGGATTCGTCTCCGCAACCACCCCATTGAGCGAAGACGTCCCCCAAGACCCCTTCCGTGCCGATAGTGGTGCGCTGCTCAAGGGTGAGCAGGGAGGCTTCCCCTCAAACGCTGAGATTCATCAGATGTCTTGGGACGATATTCACGAAATGGCCGAGCAGGCTCGTTCCGTGGAGGTGGTGCCTTGAAGCCGATTCCCAGCCCAGCATCCCGCGAAGCCATGGACCTGCTCAACAAGGCGATGCGCCTGCTTCAAAAAGCCGAAGAACTCGACATGGTCGAGCACGAGGGCGAAGAGGTCCCCGCTTTTGCTGCTGACGGCAAAGGCCCCAAGGACAAGAAGAAGGGCAAAAAGTGCCCTGAGTGTCAGGGTGAGGGCGACGACTGCGAATGTGACGATGAAGACGAAGGGCCTCAAGACGAGGGCGACGACGACATCAAACTGGAAAAAGGCAAGTGCAAGTGCAAGAAGGGCGAATCTTGTCGCGATTGCGAAAAGTGCCCTGAATGTGGCGGGGCCATGAACAAGGGCAATTGCATGAAGATGAACTGCGGTGGGCCAACTAAGATGGCTAAGGCCAAGTGCGACTGCAAGAAGGGCGAATCTTGTCGCGATTGCGAAAAGTGCCCTGAATGCGGTGCTAAGATGGTAAAGGGCGCTTGCATGAAGATGAACTGCGGTGCAAAAATGCAGAAGGCCCAACCCGGTTTCTCGACCACGTTTGGTTTTGAGCCTCAGAACATCATGTTCGCATCCGAGTCCGGTGGGCAGACGCGCAACGCGTATTATTCCACCAACCAGTATGTCATCAACTCGCAAGATGTTACCAACAAGGGCGGTCAATCGTCTTCTATCAACTTCGACGGACTTTCTGCTCAATTGAATCCACATGATGGTGGCGGCGTTGACCGACAAGTGCAGGGTGAGACACTCACCAAGCAACAGATTGTCAAAATCCGCGATATTGTCAGGAAGTCAGGGCTTCAGGGGTGAGCCTGTGTGGAGGAAGACCCAGCGGAGGTCTACATTCGCGCCCGTAATGACCTGCTGAAAAGCGCGGTTGATTTTCACGATTACGAAGACAACATCGCGAACTACGCGTTTGCGAAACTCAGTCTTGAGCACCACGGTATCGAGTTCGAGCCGCTGTGGGAAGACCGTCTTTGTGAGTCCATCCTCAAATCTGCTTTCAGGACTAAACTCGATGCAGAACCAGCCCTCTCTGAGAACGCTCTGCTCGACTTGCAGGTCAACAACCCTGAACTTGCTCGGGAATACGCGGAGGCGTTGGGCGAACTCAAAGATGCGCGTAACGCAATGAGTGGTAGCGTTAGTGTCGATGAGATGTTGAGTTTCGGCAAACTTTCTGACCGCGTCGCTGCGCTTGAAGCACAGGTAACTGGACGCAGCACTGAGCAGCAGAAAGAGGAAGGAGCGCTCGGTGGAAACATCAGCGATGAGGCTGCTCGAATCCCCCAGCATACCTTCTCTGACCGCATCGTGGAACACTCTCTACGCGACATTCATCGAATGTGGCCTCAAGTCAAACCTATCGGTCGCTATGACGAGTCTTTCCTGAGTGACGGTCACGGTTTGCTCTCCTATGACCCGACAGACCCGACAGGTCGTCCCATGTGGGCGCGTTTGCTTCGTGGTTTCTATCTACCTCAACCCTATCAGAAGGGCGACAAGAACTTGCGAATGTCGCTGGCCGAACGATACGCCTCCGCTGAGTTGGCGCACCTCAAGGCCAACAAGGGCAAGCGAGCCTTTGAGCCTCGAAAGCGTAGCGGTGCTGAAGATGAAGAGCATATCCCTCACTTTGGGCCACTGATGTCCACCTCGCACGCCGTCTATGAGCAAGCGTATCAGGCGTGGCGTCAAAGTCGCGGCGGAAAACTGTCTGAACTGATGGTCTTTGCAGATACCGAAAACCCAGTCGAGCGAGACTATCGCATGCGTGAAGAGCACTTCAAGGCGGTTGAAGACCACGCTTGGTTCAGCACTGGTATCGGGGGTAACGTCGACCCCAAAAGCACCATGAGTCAAGAGGAAATCGCGGAGCGTGGTATCAACGACCCCGAGTCATTGGAGGAATATGACATTGACCATGGCTTTGGGATTTGGCCGTATCTTCTTGGTTTGGACTTTTTGCCACCTGCCGACATGCACCGTGTCTTGAAACACATTGACGAACACGGCACCGATAAAGCAGACCAGCAAATTGTGAAACTCAGCGGCCCGGTTCCTTTTATCGACATGGGGCGTGTGAAGCGTGACTTCGCTCAGCGTTTCACCCCTCTTTTCCACGCTGCGGCGCGGAACGCACATCACCCCGGAGCCACCATGCGCAAGCGCAACGAAGGGTCGAGGTTGACCGACGCTCGTGGTTTTGAAGGCCTCGAAAGGGACAACCTCTTCTACGCTCTCAGTCACACTCCTCACCCAAGCAATCCTGACAGGACGTTGCGCGATTTCGTCAACGAGCGCTTTTCACGTTATATGAACCCCGGAGATACAGAGGACGATGTCGTTGACGAGAACTATCCCATTCCCAACATCACTGCTGCACTCGCCAAGAATATGGAGGGTAACACACCCGAGGAGAATCGGGAATTACTCGGTAGACTGAAACCCGCATACGCACATTCTGAACACAGCGTGAACTGGTTCCTCGGGAGAGACAAGGACGGTGCGCTCATCAATGACCACCCCCTCTATCCTGATGCTACCGATGCAAACCACCCTGCTGGGCAGGAAGATTTGATTGAGCGTCTGCACGATGCCTCTGACGAACTCACTGATGCTGTGATGTCTTCCAAGTTTTCACGTGACATTGACGCCTTCTATCATCTCGGGAACAACGTCCCATCGCTTGACGACATCCCCGAGTCTGAGCGAGAATCGTGGCTACGCGCCGATGACGGCTCTTTGCTCGGTCTTGCACATTACTGGGGCAAGCCGTTCCACTACGAGGGTGGTTATGGGAAGCATCCCAAGATGCTGATTGAAATGCTACATCAGATGTGGCCCGGTGAGCGTTCTCCTTTCGGTCAACTCGAAGGCGGTCGCATTACGCCGAACGAGGATGCACTCGGCCTCACCAGCCGCTACATCTCAATGGGTTTTGCACCTGAAACACAACACGCGGGCAGTCCACGTGTTCAGTTGTCATTCTTCAACGCCTCTCAACCAAGGAGTGAAACGGCAAAGCGTCGCTCTCGCACTCGAAATCAGGCAGCATTCCACGGCAAAGTCAGCACTTCACCGGCATATTCCAATTCGGTTGCTGGCAAAAGCGACGACGAGATTCGTCAAGTCACTGGCGGTAAGGTGCAGAAATTTTCTCTTGATAATACCGGATGGACCACGGGCGACTCCTATGGCGCGATTGGCTCCAAGCAACGCTTCACGATGCGGGAAAGGGCATCTCGTTGGTGGCACTGGTTGGCTACGCGAATGCGCACTGGCTCAGGTGAAATCCCCGACAAGTTTCATTCGCAGCAAGAGATGGAAGCCGGTAACGTTGAGCGCACTCGTGGCACAAAGCGTGAGTTTGACCGCTTGCAGGGGTGGGCTGATAAGGACAAGACTTCATCGAAGAAGTTTGCTGAAATGCTGGATGAGGCGGGTCATGACGAAGCCGTTGACGAAATCACCCTCAATCACTTGTCCGACACACAATTGGCTTTGGAAGAAGCACTTCAGGAAGAGTTCTCTTCCTCGTTCAAAGATGAAATCGGCAACGCTTCTTCTGAAGAAGTGCAAGCGCTCATTGCAGGTGTTGAAGACCCCAACAAGCGCGCTGACATGATGCGTCGCTTCCGTGAAATCTACGACTCCAGCGGAATCGTTGACGCCCATCGCGAGTTCGATGAGATGATGGAGTCCTACGAGCGGGTCGGTGAAAGCGAGTTTGACCCATCGAAAGATGACTTCAGCAGACGCGCGCATGTGAACAAGAAGTTCGACATGGACATGGCTGCTGTGACTTCTCGCGCTCGTCAGATGTTTCAGTCTGCGCTCAAGACGCATCCTGAACACTTCAACCCAAACAACCCACAGTTCATCCCTAACGTCGTTCAGTTGTTCCATGCTGCTGAGAAGGACCTTCTCATGAACGGAGGTGAACAACATGGACTCAAGACGTGGGGCTACGCAGTCGGGGAAAAGCCGGGTGCCTCGCTTGAAGAAGAGATTGGTGGCGACCTTTCTTCTTCACCTGCGAAGGTGTTGGCTCACGGACTGAATCTCGTCAACGAAGATATGCGCATTAACATGAACTCCTCGAACGCTCGCATTCTCGACGTGCTTCGGATTCCCGAGGACCAGCGCGACCAAGCCCATATCGAAATGGCTGAGCGCATCAAAGAGCAGTTAGAAGGCCACACTGAGAACGCCGTCATCATGACTGTCGGTGAGGCACTTCGACAGGGCATTTCACCAAAGGTGCAGACAAGTCGAGGCGTTCAAACCATTCCTGCCCCTTACGACATGGAGACTCCTGACGCTGAAGGTCCTGTTGACCACTGGGCAGCCAGCAAGGCACACTACCGTGGCCTCATCCCATTGAAGAAAGAAGTCGGGGAGACGGCGTATAAGCGAGCGCGGCGTCAGGCAGACGCTTGGGCGAAAGGCGCCGCTCGCAACATCCCTCGATATTTCACTGAGCATCGACAACTTGGTTTGTTTGGTGATGACCGCAAACAGGAAGCGGAGCAGCATGGCCTCATGATGGTGCCACTCGAACGCCAGTTTCAAGGCACGGACAGAACGGGAATTGCGCTCGCGCAGCATGAGATTGAGAACGCCATGCACGCCGTGCTGATGTTCTCACCCGGACATCCCGGCTTCGACCCCGCCGTGATGCAGGGAGCCAAGAAGGCCACCATGGGCAACGTGAAACACGCTGAGTGGCAAGAAGTCCCAGTCGGTCCTGTGCACCCTGATTCACAAGGCGTCATCAACACTCATTACACGGGCGGTCTGATGGACCGAGGTGTTGTCATCGCTCCCCCGTCCATCGGTTTCTCTGTAGGGAAGGGACGAGAGCCGACCGTTGGCACCAACATCGTGGGCGATGTCCGCCGCGTTCTTCCCAGTAAGGAGCAGATGGCGATGGTCACTGGAGCCGAGATGACCGAGACGGCTCTCAACAATGGCTTCCCATATGTGCAGCAACAAGCCCAGCACTTCTCTGTCGACCCGTTCACAGGCACCGCGCCCGTAGACGGCGGCTATGACCTCATTCACACCAGCGACCCTGTCGAGACACTGATGGTGCTTCTTGACCCTCAAGCCCTGCTGAAGAGTGATGAAAGCCGGCCACCGCCTGTGTTGGCGATGCACCGCATTTTTGCTCTACGCGACCTCGACTCGTTGCGTGGCTTCAGCGATGACTGGGCTGTTTCGGGCCTTCCCCGTGGTGAGCGCCTTATCGTCAAGCGCGAAAGTGACGATGTCACAGCGTATGACGAAGGTGGGGAGGATGTAAAACTCAAGCCTGCTGACGTCAAGCAGTTCAAGGCCTTGGCCGACAGCGACTACGTGATTGACGTTGTGCGGGCAAAGAAGGAGTTCGTCGTCTATGACCTGCTGTCCTATGACGACAACAATGTGTCGGACATGCTGTTGCGTGAGCGCATCAAACTCTTGCGCGCTCAATTCGACAGCCACGAGCACGTCATTGTCCCCGGCCCGCACAATTTCCGCATGACCGACCGTGAAGGGCTTGAAGCCGTGGTCGAGGCCTTGTCACCTGACCACGATTACCTGATGCTACGCGATGCGACTTCGACTTACATGAAGGGAGAGCGACGCCATCCGAAGTGGTTTATGCTCCGCAAAGACAAGGTCTTGTCCTTCATGGTGCTCGACGCTCGTGGGAAAGGACCGTTCGTCTATCGCCTCGGTGCTGGACCTGTCGACGCTGAGGACAGCGGGAACCGTGTGGTCGAACACGAAGGTAAGCACTACGTTGACGTCGGCACGGTGCGCAGCCCCAAGCCATTCAATGAAGGCGACGTCATCCAAGTCCGCGTGTCTGGTGTTCGCGTTAAGCGCGACAACAAGACCTACGACGTCACCGTGTCCAATGTGAAAGGCACGAGTGAGGACGAGTCCCCCGCTTCGCTGGAAACACTCAGTCTTCTGACCAAGTCCCATCCCATTATCGCCGTGCCCTTCGACGTCACCATGGGTAGCGAACGGCTAACGCTGGACATCTCCGAAGTGGACAGCATCACGTATCGCTTGGAGAAATCACAACACGGTGTGTGGGCCATTGAGGGGCGTGCAGCGCTCGGTGCTGTGCAAAAGAGCGACTACGCCATGCGCCTCGCAGAAAGTCTGCGACCTCTGTGGATGGAAGCAGCGGCTCTCATCTCAAAGGGAACAGAGAAAGTCCGTAGCATGACCGAACCCAAGAATCAACGGCAATCGGCCAAAGAGTCTGCGGGTATCATCGAGGAAGACGATGAAGAGGCCATCCTCAAGCCAAAGAAGGTCGAGGTGATGGCTAAGACGCTGATGCGAATTGCCGACTTGATGGACCGCATCGAGAAAGAGCGCATGACTGGCGGTCCCGGTGCCCGTGGCTTCTCGTTTGACGCAGGGAGTCAGGTTGAGTCGCCTCGTGGACCCACTCGTTTGACCTCCGAAGAGTCGCTACCTGACTGGGACATGAAGGAGCGCCCCACTGAGGACCCCGAGGAAGAATACCCTGAAGCGCGTCGTAAGCGTCTGAAAGACAAAAATGAGCGGCAGTCTACCGATTTGGAAGAAAACGTCGACTCATATTGATGCCGCCTTATTTATGTAGGTGAACACACCAACGGGGGATTAGTGTGCTACTCCGAAGCAGCAATCAGTCCGGCCTCACTCTCCTCAAGGGGAGCAGTGACCTCGTCGTTGCTGGCTATGCTTCAGTAGAACTCGTAGACAAACAGGGGGACTTGATTACACGGTCGGCGCTTAAGGACGCGTTCAAGAAGTTCATGTCCGACCCCAAGTATTCAAACGTCCAATTAGCACACTCAAACATTCAAGTCGGAGAAGTAATACCGTCATACACAGACAACGAAGGGAGGTTTTGGAAGAGCGAGGTTGATGATGCGGGAATGTTCGTCGTCGTCAAACTGAGAAATGACATCGAGAAAGCCCGAGAAGTGGCCGCCGAGATTCGTAAAGGAAACCTTGCAGGATTCAGCATCGGGGGACAAGCGTTCAAGCGAGTTCACAAAGCAGACGCGAATCACGGCTCATATCAGGAAATCTCCAAACTCGAACTTCACGAAATCACAATCTGCGAAAAAGGAATCAACCCCGAAGCCACATTCAAAATCCTAAAGGAAGACACTGAAAACAACAAGGTGAGTAAAATGACTGACGATGTAATGAACCAAATGAACAGCGTGTTGGAGCGACTGGAAGGTCGCCTCGATGACATGGAAAAGGGCATGCCTCCTCAACTGAAGGAGCACATGGAAGACAAGAAGTCCAAGAAGGACGACAAGGAAAAGGCCGCATATAAGGCTGAAGCCGAAGAGGACGAGAAGGAGAAGAAGGACGAGAAGAAGAAGTCCGAGTTCTCCGACGTCATCACGGCCGAATACCTCGACTGGATGGAGAACACCCTCAAGTCCGCTGGTGTGGACACTGATGGTGCTCGCGCCCACTTCGACGGCATCACCAAGGCCAACCTCGGCTCCACCCCCGAGTCCATCGGTGACGGCGCTTCCTACTTTGCTGGGCAGGTCAACGGCCGTGCTCAGGAAGGCGGCTCCCCGTCCACCAACGCTCTTGCTCGCGCCGGCCTCTCTCGTGGCGGCGGCGGCGAAGTCAGCAAGGGTGACTTCCTCACCTCCATTGACCCCGTCAGCGCCGAAGAGGCCTACGAGGTCTTCAAGGCCGCTAAGCAGGAAGAAGAACTCCGCAAGGCCCTTGAAGGAAACTTTGAGCAGCGCTACACTCATGAGCGCACGGTCGAAGTTCAGAAGGCTCAGGCCCAAGCGTTTGACCCTCGCGGTCCCCTCGATGAAGTCATGAAGGCGCTCGGCGCCCTCAATGAGCGCATCGACAACCTGTCTACCGGCGGCGGCACCACGCTCGCCAAGTCGGCTGACGCTGCCCCGACGGTCGCTGTCCCTGAGACGGCTGACCTCGCCAGCATGTCATGGGATGAGGTCCACTCGCTCGCGAACCGAGCGATTCGTGGAGAGTGAGCAATCACCAAACACACAAAATGAGGAGTGAATAATATGGCACGAAACTACGTCCGAACTGTTACCGACATGGAGCGCTATTACTACGGCGCCGGAAACGCGATGGGATATTCCTACAGCGGCTCTGAATTGCTCAAGGCTGACGCACCGATGCTGTCCACCACTGGTGGCACCTATCAGGCCATCTACGGCCGCAAAGTGTGGTCCCAATTGAACCAAGAGTTCAACGCCTTCTCCATCCTTCCCAAGAAGCCTTGGGAGCGAAGTGGATGGCGCGTCATCACCGCCAAGCCTAACGGCGGCTCTCTGAGCGGCGGAATCGCTGAGAACGGCACCCTGCCGGAAACCATCAAGCCTACCTTCCAGCACGTTGCTGCGAAGCCCAAGACCATCGCTCACACCTTCGACCTGAGCGAAGTCGCCATCTTCTTGTCCGACAAGGACGACGGCCTCGGTGACATGCGCGCCGTGATGAAGGAAGAGATGGGTAAGCACCACGCTGAGATGGTGAACCTGATGCTCACCACCGACGTCAGCACCGTTGCGGGCAACAACTTCGAGTCCCTCGACCGCATTACCGCTGCCGACGGTGGCTCCAGCCCCTCCAACAACGCTGGTCTGAAGACGGCTGGCGGCAACCAACACGTTGACGCCGCCTCCGACCTCGACATCTACAGCATCGCCCGCGCCTCAAACTCGTGGTCCCACGCTGAGATGAACTGCGCCAACGACACCACGGCGGGCAACAAGCGTGTGCTCTCCCTCGACTTGCTCGACACGATGTTCCAGCAGATGTGGGAGCGCGGTGGCAACCCCAAGGTCATCCTGACGGGCTACGACACCCTGATGCGCCTCCAGCAACTCTTGCAGGCGCAGCAGCGCTTCATGGAAGAGAAGCGTGTGACGCCCACCTACAACGGTGTGAAGGGTGTTCCCGGTATCGAAGCCGGTTTCATCGTCGCTACCTACAACGGTGTGCCCATCATCCCCTCGAAGGACGTCAACGACGACGATGGCCTCGCCCGCATGTATTTCCTCGACACTGACTACCTCTACTTCAGCACGGCCATCCCCACGCAATACTTCGAGTCCGGCATCGAGACTGGCGACCCATTCGCCATCAACCGTCTTGGTCAGGAAGGCCTCTACCGCACGATGGGCGAGGTTTGGACGACTTTCTTTGGAGCGCAGGGCCAAATCCGCGACCTTAAGTGAACACAAAAAAAACAACACGGAGTGATTAAACATGGAAGAACTTACACTGTCTGGAACTGCAACTGCGACCCTTGTGGGCGCATGGGAACTTCGCGCTGGCTCTCAGTCCACCACCGAGTGGCAAGACGGAGCCGCTGACACCTCCTACCCCGGAGGCGGTCCCGGCACCTTTAGTGCTGTGAACAGCGACGGAGCGAACGGCTACGACCCCGCCCCGAAGATGGCTCTGATTTCCCTCACTGGAGTGGCGGACAACGAAACCGTCATCCTTGGAGGAGGAATCTCCTCTATCTACGCGGCCTTCATCCAAGAGAACGACGCTACGCCTGTCAACGACGCTCACGGGAGCAACAACATGGCGCTTGACATCTCGCGGAGTGGAACCACCGTCACGCTTCACGTTGTTGGCGGAGCCGCTGACATCATCGCTGACTTGATGGTCCTCTATTCGTGAGGTGGGCTGAGTGCCGACCATTACCTACATCGGTAGGCGCTTCCAAAAGCGCTGCGTCGACCCGTCGCATCCAAACTGGATTCGTGGCGAATCACGTGAGGTCACGGCTGCTTGGCTTGACCGCTACATGCCGAGGGTCGACATGACCCATTACGTCATCGAAGGCTGGGAGCCGAAGGTTCCCGAGGCTGAAACGGTTGACGCTGGCAACGACGGCGTCCCTGACGAGGGCTGGAACCGCAAGGACATCGCTACGTGGCTCGCTGGCTACGACATCAAGCCCAAGGGCTACGCAACCAAATCCACACTGCTCGAACTCGTCGCTACTGTTATGAGTCCTGACGGTGTGGCCGAGACTGAAGAGATGGTGGCCGAGTCCGCTGAATCTGAAGAAGAATCCACAGAGAGTGAGTGAACATGACGACGCTAACGATTGACCCCCGACCAACCTACTTTGGCGACCGCATGATTGTGACCGGCTCCTATGCTGCCGGACGCACTGAAATCGCTCTTGGCAGCCTTCTCGCAAGCATTGACGCGTTCATCCTGAACCCGTCCGCAGTCACCGCTCAGGTGGTTGACACGACGCCTGCTGACGACGGCGGCACTGCCGGCACCCTGAATCTCTTGGACGTCGCGACCGTTGACGGGACCACTGTGACCATCGCCGGGGCTGCGGCAGGAACGACTGTTGCTGGCACTTTCCTTGCTATCGGTCGCCGCTCCTGAAGGCGGTGATTGATTGGCAAAGACCGTGACCATTCTCGGCCCCTTCGCGCAGAAGGACTTCAACAACTCCACTGCACGCACGGTTGTCGAGACGGCCATTAGCACCGCTATTGGCTCCAACACCTGCGTGTCGGCTGACCCACATCTCATCCTCGGGAACATCTACATCTTTGTGACGACTTCCTGAGTGTGATGGGTATGGGCTTTGAACTGGCGAGCATCGACTTCGATGACATCAGCCGGATGCAAAAGCAAGCCGTCCGCTCCGACGTGGCTCTTGCACCTGAGATGGTGAACCCTGAAGACCCTCTCAAGGGCGTAGTCAAAGAACAGCGCAACCGCAACAGCGAGATTGGCGATGTTCTCAACATCGGCTCAGGGACGCGCTGCAAGCACTGCGGCATGCTGCACTTCATGTGGCGTGAGAACTGCGGCTCTTGCGGCAAGCCCATGGAGTATAACCTCGGCCACCGTGATGAGGGGGCAAGAGAGTAATGCCTGTCGTCTTCAACCCCGGTGAGCCTGAGACTCGCCCTCTTGACCCCACCGCGATGGTCTACACGACGCCGCAGAAGGTGGCTGACTACCTCGGTATTGGGCCACAGGAGCCTGTGCTCGCATCTGCTGACTCTGTGAGCGACGGCGTGTTCATCACTGGCGAAGACTACCGCCGCTGCGGCACCGAGGTTGGCGACACCATCCTCATCTACAGCGACGCCAACCCTCTTGGCGTTGAGAAAGAGATTACCGGCATCAGCAACGGTGGCACCAGTGGTGTGAAACTGGAGTTCACCGGCTCTTTCACTCACGCTGATTTTGAGGCGGCAGACAACGCCTACGTGCAGAATCTCGCATCGTTCACCAACGCCAAGGTGGGTCGACAACGCGGTGTCACCAAGGCGATTGTGCAGGCACGTATTCGTGAGGTGCAAGACAAAATCGACAACATCACGCACACAGCGTGGCGTCCCTACATTGTCGCTGCAGAGTTCATCAATTTTGACACGTATAAGCCATACAGGCGTCGATATTACACCGATTATGTCGGCACTACACCGCTTCTGTTCCGCAGCGTGCAACAGGTTCTGCGATTGGAACTGTGGCAGGGTGACGACTACCGTGAGATTTGTGGTGCTGAAGCCCGACTGCAGATTCCTGAAGACGTGCGAGCCATCAGTGGCTCTATTGTTCTGTCACCCGGAAACGGGACCTCCGTGACGTTGACTGCGGAGAAGGACTCTGCTGCCACGGCCACCACCACCAAGTGGCGCACGGACTTTGACGCCACGACCACTGCGCAGAACCTCGCGGACCTCATCAACAAGGAAGACCGCGTCAGCAAGGCGTCTGTTGAGTTCAGCCCTGCCTTCACCCTCGAAGGCTCTACGTCAAACGTGGCCGTCCACAACGAGTTCCTCGCCTCAGCCAATGCCGAATACGGCACGGGAATCGTCAAACTCTCCAGCATGCGTCAAGCGAAGGGCGGTGAAGTTTGCAGCCTCGTCTGCACTGACAGCACCATCGGCATCTCACAGACTGCGCAGCAGACCACCGCCTTCAGTGCTGTTGTGGACACCGATGACGTGCAGGTCACTTCGACTGGGGGCTTTGCCAAGGCGGGTGTTGCGACAGATGGCACCAACGTCTTTCGCTACACCGCAGTGTCCGATACCAAGTTTCTGAACTGCACAGCGGTCATCGGCTCGCTCGGCTCACTGAGCGGCAACATCAGTCAACACTTGCTGCAACTCGACTTGCAGGGTGGGAGCGCCAGTGGCGACAACGCCCGTTTCAAGGACTGGTGGCTCGACCACGACATGGGTATCATTTACTTCAACAACTCATACCCCTTCTTCGAGTGGAACGCCGTCAAGGTGTCCTACATCTACGGTGAGCGCTATTTGGAGAAGGCCATTGAGGAGGTCGCCACGAAGATGGTGGTCATTGACCTGCTCATGTCTGATGACCGCAGCGTGCTGCTGCCTGAAGGGACCAACAACATCGACCTCTCAGCCAAGGTGCAGTTGCTGCAGTCTGAGATTGACCGCATTCTCCCACGGTATCAGGAAATCGTCCTGTTCGAGTGAGGTGGGTGTGTGGTTAGCGACATCCTCGATGACCTCTTTAACGCAGCAGCGAAAGACATGGCCGACCCCAAAGTGCAGTCTGAACTCCAGCAGTTCGTCAAGGAGCACGATGGAAACTACCGTCGTGCCGTTGAGCAGCAGGAACTGGGGATGGACGGTATCAACCGCAACGAGTCGGGCGATTATGAGCAGCGTGGACGCAAACCGGAGGAGAGCGTTCTTAACGCAGCGCTGGGTAGGGTCGATAAGCGGATGCTGACGGAGTCTCCTGACCTCGTCAAGCAAAAACTCACAGTCAGTGCAGGTAATGTCACTCTTGACAAGAAGGCGTATCGAAGGGAGGTGGAGTGATGGTCGCAACGTGGACTGAAGGCCTCGATGTAGTCATCGCTGTGCTGGAGGATTGGAACCGCGCCAACACGAGCAACATCAAGCCGGTCATTGCTGACATCGCCACCGTCAACCCTGAGCGTGGGAAGCGCCTCGACATGAAAAAGTCGGACTACGTCATGTGCTACGAGACGGCGCACAACGAAGAAGCGCCTGAATTGCTCTATGACTTCGTCACGACGCGCATCAACATCACTGTTGACATGCGCACGATGCGTGGGCGTAAGCACATGCAAGCGATGGAAAACGAGGTGCGTCGCCTCATTCACACCAAGCGCAAGGGCGACGGAGTGTCGTTCGACCGCTTGGTTTTCAAAACGCGGACAGACCTGTCTGACCGCACCAAGAGCCTATTCCGCATGACCTTTCAAATCGAGGTTGTTATATTCGCGGAACTCGTGCCATAAGGTGAGCCAACATGCCGTCGACTGTCTACAAGGGTGACTTGACCGAGGTGTCCTTCGGACACGAGACTGCACTTCGGTTGGACCACGACTACGCTGGCTCCTTCGGTTTCCAACTCACGACCGTGACCGCTGCCGACGAAACGTCGGTCATTACGTTGTCCAACGGGGCATCCGGCACGCCCGTCAACGGCGGTATTCTCAAAGTGCCCATCGGTATGCTGGTCGGTGTCAAGGTCAGCATTATTGGCGGTGGGAACTTCACTGACGACAATGGGCGACTCTTCACGGTCATCGCTCAGACCAAGAACACGTTCACGGTGACGCCTGCTCTCAATGAAGCCAACTTGACATCCAGCGCTGCCGGCGATGCGCTCATCTTCCACTCGCTTGCGATGCCCAGCGTTGACGTGAACTCCGGGCACAACGACAACGCAAATGCTTCGACAGAGCGTTCGCTGCTCGACCAATTCGTCGGTCTGACGGCTACTGTGACGTTGCCCGAGACGAAGGTGGACCTCAAGCGCTATCACGTCGTTGGCCTTGGCCGCGACGTCGCTGTGCAGGTGCCGGGTCGTTTCGTCAACCAAGGTGGCTCGTTTGAGGTCAACATGCATAACCCACGCTGGCTCTATTACTGCCTCGGTATGGAGTCTGTGGACGTCGGCACGACGTATGACGCATTGTGCGACAACAACAACTACACGTTGAATGGCGCCATCAAGGCGGGTGCGACGGTCATCACCTTTGCTGGCACTGGCACTCCTGATTTCGCCAGCGTCTCTTCTCCCGTTGGAGCGGGTGATTACGTTATCATCAAAGACACGACTTCTGCTGACATCATCACGTATCGAGAGGCTGACAGTGGGAAGAAGTTCGGTGATGCCGGCACCGCCATCAACGATTACTTCGACACCACCGAAACGAGTGAAATCCGCCGTATCGTGGCCATCACTGGGTCCAACAAAATCTTCCTTGACGGCGCTCTGCTCTTCCCCCATGCCACGGGTAAGTCGATTCGCTTTGCTCGCTTCAACAGCGATTCTACGCAGGGAAGTCCCGACCGTGCCAGCACGGGCGCGTTGACCAACGGTGTGACCCGTCTGCTCTATTCCCGCTCTCATGTGCCATCTTTCGCCATGGAGGTCAGCATCCGACGCCGCGATAGCGATGGTGGTGACGGTGCTGGCGTGACGGACGGGGTATCGGAAACCGACGTGACTGACGAAGCCGTTGACGGTGGGAGCACCGACAACAAGCAATTGACGCGTGTGTTCCGTGGCTGCAAGGTCAAGGACTTCTCGCTCACGGCTGATACAGACGCCGCGCTGCGGCTCAACGTCAACTTTGACTCGACGCTCTGCTACACGGACACTGGGCGGCTTGAGGCGTCCAACAAGGGCGACCGCTACGACACTCACCGCATGTTTGAGGACACGGCCAACACCGACGCCAAGCGCAAGGAGAGCGGCATCGCTCCGGGCACGCAGAAGCCCTTCATGTTCTATAACGGGACCGTCACCTTTGCCGGTCGCCGCATTGGGCAGGTTGTCTCTTTCACACTCAACGGTAGCACGGGTGTGCAGCAGTTCTACACCATCAACGGTGCGGCTGTGACCGACGCTGCAACCGACCAAACGCCGTTCGCTGGTTCGCGCAACGCCTCGTTGTCTGTTGAGGGCAAGACCGAATACAGCATGGACATGGAAATCATCGTGGAAGACCCAGTCTTCTACCACGAGATGCGCCGCGCAGTCGGCCGCGACCCAACGACCGCTGACATGATTCGCCTGTCTTTCACCAAACCCGGCACGGCAAGCGGGCGTGAGTCGCTGGACATCATGCTGGACGACTATTACATCACGGAAGCGGGTCTGCCGATTCCTGAAGACAAGGGACCAATCCGTGCACCACTCAAGGTGCTACCCAAGGCCATTCGCGTGGTATCGACGGACACGCTCTTCCACTGCTGAGGTGACAACATGACCGACCGATTGACTGCTTTCCATTACCGCCGCAAGACCCCTGTTGATTACGCGCACTGGTTTGCGGAGCACATCGGGGTGGAGGGTATCGTCCTCGACAGGGTGCCTCGTGAGAAGGAGCGCATCGAAGACCTTGTGTTGACCCTGACCGCCCCGCACGAGTCGGAGATTCAGCCGACCACTGAGTCGAATGACCCGGAGAACATCCCCGACACCGAGGTTGAAGACATCCCCAACAGCGAGGACTTTCCCGCTGAACTTTCCTACGATGCCATGACGCTTGTTGAACTCCGCGAAGAGTGCAAGCGCCGTGGTCTTCCCTACTACGGCACCAAGGCTGAGATTGCTCTCCGCCTAAAGCGTGACGATGAAGGGATTGAAGAGTCCACACCGACGCCGGAGGCCCCCGATGAAGAATCGGCTGCCGAGGAAGAAGTGGACGCCCCCGCTGATGAAGCGGCTGCGACCGAGGTGGAGATGAATGAAGACAGTGAGCGACAAGACCAAACTGCTGAGACAGAAGAATGAGAAGATGCACGAGATTCCTGTAGACCCCGATGACCCAAATGTGGTCATGCGGGTGTGGGTCAGGGACATCTCATTCTTTGACATGCAGCAGGCCGCTCAAGCCATGCTCGATTTCGAGTCTGACGGTTCATTCAACATCAACCTCGCCGCCTACTGGCGCCACGCTTTCACGCACTGGATTGTCCGCTCTGAACCGGAGATGACCAGCAGCGAACTGCTTGACCTCAGAGGCGACATCGGCCAGCGCATTTCGTCGCTGCTACCTTCGCCCAACGCGCTTGCGGAGGCGATTCAGGGAGATTTTACGCAAGGCGACAGTCAGTGATTGAGGCCTTCCTCAGTCGAAAGACGGTCGCCACTGCAGAAGACATGCAGATGCAATTGGAATTGTGGGCCTACATCATCGCCAAACACTACGGTATATCGTTGAAGGAAGTGCATGAGATGAGTCCTGAGACGTTCCAGCAGTCGTTGACTTGGGCCTTCGTTGGAAGGAGTCAAGAGGAAAAGGACATGAAGAGGCAGCGCCAAGAAGCAAACAGCGGGGGCCGTGAGACGGTCAGCCTCGACTATGATTGGCTCAGTGAGGACTTCTGATGGTGGGACTTTCAGCGATTGCCAGCCTTGGGGCCAGCGTAGGTGCGCTTGGCGGTGCTCTGAGCAGTGCCTCATCTCTACTCGCGGGTATTGGGCAAAGCGTGAAAAAAGCGGGGCAGGCAATTAAGCAATCATTTGGCGAGGCAAAGGACTTCATCATCGAAAAGTTTGAGGGCATCAAGACGTGGTGGCAGGACAACGTCGTGCCAATTTGGCAGACACTGTCTGACGCGGCTATGCCCATCATTCAGTCTGTCGTTGACTTCTTCACCACTACGTTCGGCTCAGGTTTTGATTTACTTAAGGCAGCATGGGAATCAGTCACCGGAGTGCTTAGCGTCACATGGAATGCTGTTGTCCAGCCCCTCATCGAACTCTTCACTGGTTCATTCACGGGCGGCATGGCGCTGCTGCAGGGTGATTTCAGCGGTGCGATGGAGGCAGTAAAGGGCATTTGGGACAACGTCGTGATGCCGCTTATCCAGCCGTTTGTTGACTCGTTCAAGACAGGTTTGGCTCTCGTTAAGGGTGACTGGGATGGCGTCATTACGGGCCTCAAGGCCGTGTGGGATGGCACCATCGGTCCCTTGGTCAGTGCGTTTGTCGACCCGTTCCTGAACGCTCTGAGCAGCATTCGTGAGCGATGGAGTGAGATGACTAAAACCATGCGTGAGCGGTTCGGTTTTATTGACGCCATCTTCACCAAACTGGAAGAGTTCAAGGCCAAGTTCGACTTCATTCGCGACAACTGGTCACTCATCATAAACGCCATGAAAACGCGTTTTGAGAAGTTCATTGAACCCCTCAAGGACAAACTCGCAGGGCCTGTTGAGAAACTGAAAGACAAGATGGAGATTGTCAAAACGCGCTTCAGCGAACTCAAGACCAGCATGGAAGATTTTCGAGATACGCTTGTGGATGCCTTTGAGACTCACATTCAACCGAAGTTCGAGAAACTCAAGGAACTGATTGACGACATCAAAACGGGTTATGACAACATCAAGGGCTTTGTTGGCGATACCAAGGACAACATCTTGGGAAGAAGCGAAGGGGGTGGCGGCGGATTCTCTGCTGGAGGTGTCGCTTCAGGGCCAACAAGTGGCTACACTGCTACACTTCACGGCACAGAAGCCATCGTTCCTCTACCGAACGGGAGGTCCATTCCAGTGGAAATGAAGGGTGATGCCGCAGGTTCGCAGACGTTCAACATCACCGTCAACGCCAGCGGCATCACAGACCGCAGCGACAAACGCCAGTTGGCGCGTGAAATTGGCAACATGTTGCAGCAAGAAGTCGCCCGTGCCGTGGGCGGTAGCACCACACGAGGGAGGTTCTGAACATGAATCAACCAGTGCGTATTCTGTTCAGCAATCAGAAGAAGATGGACGAGCACTATCCCGGTGGAATGGAACTCATGGCGACGTCCATTCAGATGGACGTTGAGCGGAAGTTCAACCCAATTCCCATTCCGCTTGGGGGTGGCGCTCGATTCGGCATTGACATGAACAGCGTCAACAGTGCCATTCAGATTGAGGGCGTTCTGACTGACGATGACCCAGCAGGGCGCACCGTTAGTGGAACCAAAGCCGTGGCTGAAATTGACGTTGCATTCGACTCTTCAAGCAAGGTCGCGGTTGGTGCCCTACAGGCCGTCACAACATCGAATTATGCTTCTGCAAAAGGCATTGGAATCAGCGTAGGTGGAGTGGAGTGGAGAATCTTCCTCAGCGAAACACATGGCTCCGCCAGCATTGGTGACGTCAGTTTCGAGTCACTCACTCTTGGAACGTCTGCACGCACAGCAAACGTGCGTATTTTCGTTAGTTCAGGCCCAACATACGCCACTGCCCCGCAGGTAGCAACGGCTATTGCATCCGCCATCAACAACACAACTCAAAGCGGTTGGGAAATGCCCTTCACTGCCTCAGTTCTGACGTCAAAACTCAAACCGTCTGTGGGTGCCACGCTTGTCTCAATTGAATACGACGAAGTCGGGAGCGCTGGAAACGACGCCGTCCTCTCTCAATCTTCGTTGACTTCCCGAGCCTTGGGTTCGCCTTTTAAGTTTCAGAGCAGAGACTTTAGCGGCGGTCGAGACAAGTCCAGTGCTTTTGCCCGCTCTGCTGGTGACAAACTGCAGGACCTCTACGGTATCGTCCACAATACGCAGAAGCCCGGCTCTTCTATCGTCGCTGGTGCGGCTATTGGAGCCGGTGCTGCTGCCTTGACAGTCGCTACTGGTGGGGCTGCGGCTATTGCTGGTGCAGCCTTATTCGGTAGTAGTGCGGGTTATTTGGCGGGTGGAGGACTGGCTCTTTTCGTAGATGGCGACTACCCCAGTCAACTCATCATTCCGTATAATTCGATGCTTACGGCAGACAGCGGTGAACTGTATTCGGTGCGCCATCTTCGTCTTGCTCTTGGGCTTGGGAAGAGAAGAGAAGACAAATTGTCAACGACAAACACGAGCACGAAGCAAAATGATGGAGACGACATTGCCATCCGTGGGGGTATCAAGAGCCTGACGTTGGGCCATCAGGCGGGTGAAACCATTTACTCCTTCCGTATGACCTACCTGCCCGTCAACATTCTACTGTGAGGTGATACCGTGCCCATCATGCTCCAGTCCAATCACGCGCTGTTGTTTGACGGCGTGACGGATTCGGTCATCATCCCACAGGGGCGCAACAGCCGGGTCGGGGAGAAGTCAGAGCAGGGCGACATCGTTTCGACCAACCTGCTTGGTGAAGACCTCAGCGGAGAACGGGGGCAAGGGCTGATTGGCGACTTGTTCGACCGAGGCTTCGCGATTGAGGCGTGGGTCACGCCTGACTGTGGTGGACGTGTTGTGCAGAAAGACGGTCAGTTTCTCCTAAGCGTTGGTGACGTCGACACGCCCGGACCAGCGGTGTTTGAACTCAACGTGGTAAGCGATGTTGGGCTTGAGAAGGTCATTCTCCGAACAGCCGTGGAGACAACTGCTGGTTATGACGGCACCGTCTATCCTGTCAACACGTTTGGTGGAGTTGACGATGCCTTCAATCGCTTCAACAGTGATGATGATGGCACCGCGCTGACGTTGTCGCAGCGTCCGCTTTTGCATCTCGTCGCTGGTGTTCGTGAGGGCAAGGTTGTGCTTTTCGTCAACGGTGTGTTGATGGCCTCGCAGGAATTGTCACAGGAGTTTGTGCTCAACAGCAGCAACGAGCCAGTCTTCATCGGCGGACACGGCGGGCAGTTTCGCGGCATTATCGAATCGCTGCACATCTCATCAGCGTTTTCTGATGAGATGACGACCCGCAGTGCACCATTGGTCAGTAGTAGAACGGCCTGTTTGATGCGCTTTGAAGAGCCGATTTCGCCTATCAGCGGCACCTATACGTTCAGCAGCATCGGTAGTTCCAGCGGTCTTTCAACGCTCAACATCGGCACCACAACGGCTGCCTCATTGGCCAGTGCTCTGACAGGAAAGACACAGACATCAGGCACGGTTGATTTCACCAAGACCCCCTATTCGACAGGTGACTACAGCGTCGTTGACTTCACGACTTCACCGGGCACAAAGCGCACGCACCTTGTCCCCCATGTGCCGTTTAACCTCCTCATCAATCCCGGTGCTGTCAAGCGCAGCACCATGAAGCCGAACCAATCTCCGCCTGAGCGCGTCCGGCTGCTCTCAATCGACCTCGGTGCTGGCACAGCACTGGTCAGTAGCGTCCACCTCGATTTCGTCAACAGCACGCACGACAGTCGCGATGTCCCGTCGCTGCATGACGGATTGCGACCAGTGCTTCACAGCCGTAGTTCTGCGACGGGCGATGATTACTTCGTCGTCATCACTGGTGACAGCCTCATTGAAAACGGCTCAGGGCGCCCCTATCAGCCGCCTCATTTTTCCACTCAGATTGTCGACCGCACAGGTCAGATGGTGCTCGATGAGGGGCATTTCGAGCAACACGGTATTGTGTATTCCGACCGCATGGCCACGACAGCAAGTGACAGCGACAACCCGTTCGCTGTGACGTGGCCGAGCACGCTTGACGCGTCGTTTCAAGTCGGGCACAGCGGACGCCACACGCTAAACCACGTCCAAGGGCACCACTACCTACGTCAGATGGCCGACCCGCAAGAGGAGATTCTCGACCAGCGTATTGACGCCGCCGATGTGCTGACGTTGATTTATGACGCAGCATCGAAGGGCATTGACAAGCAGTTCCCGATGAACTCACGCGTCGACTATTACCGCGAACTGGGCACTCTACCACTTCTCACCGTCGTTTCTTCTTCCACCGCCTATGAGGAGGTGGATAACGGTTTGACGGGCGCATCTCGCGACCTTATCGCCATCGGTGGGCTAAGCGGAGGGTTGAGGTTTGACCCTTCGCCGTTCTTCCTCAAAGGCCCTGTGCCCGAAGATTACGCGAACGTCGATGCCGAACTGCGCAAGCATCACTTGAGGCCATCAGCGACTTCGCGTATTGCGGTGTTGGAGGTCAGCGGTCTGTCGAGTTACGGCATGTCCCCATACGTTGAGATTCACTATAACGCCATTGACCTCACTGGCGCGAGCATGGGCAAGACAGCGCCTATGCTGATGGTGGAGAAGACTATACCAGCGGCCAACACGTTGCTCTCAGGTTCGACGTATGTGCTTGACGTCATCGAAACTGCGTTGTCATCAGGCGCTACGTTGCACGCTCCCGGTGGCGTCATTTCCTTTGGCGCACCAAGTGACAGCGCGATGTCCCAGTTCTTTGCTTCAAATACTCTGATGGGTGACAACAGCGAAGGTTTCGAGAGTGACGATGAATTGGATGAGCGGTTCACGCCTCAAAATTACTCGACCATCGTTGCCAATCAACCGCGTAAGCCACCTCAAAACATCGCTGCATCGCACACCACAGCAACCCATGAGTCGCAGTTCAACAGGCTTGTGATACAGCAAATCGACGCCCCAACCGAGACGTTCACCAATCGTCGTGCTGTCCACACTGACCACACCTCTCCAAGCAACGGTCAGTTCGACGTTGGGCGCACAGCAAGCGCGAGCAACGTGCACGAGATGTTCGACATCATCGACAACCACGCTGTGCTCTCTCCAAACGTCAAAGCGCGGTATTTCGTTCAGCCCTCAAATCGCACGCGCACGCGACAACTGACGTATGCCCGTGGCGCTTTCACTCGTCCTGACGACTTCAACGTGGCCAAGGTCATGTTGCTTATGTCCCCCATGCGACTCCGCTCTGTCGCTGAAGATGAGAGCGATGAGGGTAGCCGCGCCACCATTGTTCGCTGCGTGGGTATGAACGCTGACGCGATGACCCGTGATGTCAGTGAGATTGGCTCAGGTAGCCCCAACTCGCATGTCGTCAAGGAAATTGAGCCAAACGCACCCGTCGTCACTGTGACGCTCGGTGGGGTTGGTCAAGGAGCCTATGACACCAAACCTACGTTCGACCCAAGCCCAATGGCTCGTCTGCCCTACAGCACGAGGCGTGGTTATTCGGTGTATGCGACTTCGGCTCGTGTTGATTTGAGCGCTTCGCCACAGAACTTCCTGAACGTCGTGGCGCTCAACAACGACACAGACGACCTCAAAACTTGGGCGACATACCCCTTCCCGAAGAAGGGACGCATCTATCTGAAGACGGGCGCCAGTGCAGAATACGCCAACAAAACGGGTGTCTCGTTCCACTTCGCCAACGCTTCAATCGGCAGTGGCACCTACGTCTTGTCCGATGGGCGCGAGGTGGCATCGTTCCACGAATGGGTCGTTGGCTCGGGCCTCATCCCTCAAGCATCTTCTCTGTCGGGCACGAACAGCGATGTCTACCCACTGGGCGAGGTCATCCTTGGCGACGGTCACTTCTTTGCTGAGAATGCCGCAGACGATGGCACGACAGTCAACGACCGTATGTTCCAGTCCATGGATAACGTCACGCACGATTATCAGTTGGGCACGCAGTTTGCCAGCACCCGTGCGTTGGTGGAGATTCCGCTGTTCAACGCGCAGTTTTTTGAGAACGTGAGCGAGGGCGTTCTACCCGGTCCCGATAACTCGTTGAAACTCCACGTCGACCCGACCATGACGGCGCACACGTGGAATCCGTCACCAGTCGGTCGCCGCTTCCCTGAGAAGGCACCAAGCGACCGCTCCGCCCGTGGTGCCTACGCCTATGCTGCCGAGAACTCGGAGCAAGTGCGTGGTGCGACTATCATCCACAAAGCGGAGATTGTCAGCGGCAAATACCGACTATACGTCGACAAGCCGGAAATCTTCCCTGCAGCCGTCACGTCGGCAGGTGCGTTCTCTTACGTCACCAACGTCGTGCGCTACCGCCGTGCCTTCCTCAGCAACGGTGAGTGGGTTATCTATGAGAACGACCCGGCTGCGAATGGTTTTCTCCGATTTGAGGACGAAGACTGGTCTACGTCTGAGAACTTCCTGCGCGACTACGAGGTAGGACACTCGCTGATGACGGCGGGCGGTTATGAGTCTGAAGCACTCGTGCCAATGGAGAGTGACATCCTCACCTCGTCCTCAGCCATGGAGCGGCGCAGCGAATATTACCACGACTCTGCAAGCGTCAAGACACAGGGTGGCAACGTCGATTACGGGCTACGCCAATACGTCAGCGCTGTTGAGTTCAAGGCCGGTCCAAAGTCAAACCCACACGCAAATCGAACGGTGGCTAAACGTGCCAGTGGGACTGTGCTGTCGGTCACGCCGCTGGGCACAACGGCAAATTTCGGTGGCCTCGTTCTGCTGACGTTCTCCGAAGAGGACTTCGCAAAGTTCCCCAAGGTGCCCGTGCCTACCGACACGAACAATCTCATCACATTCACGACTGGCGACTACCACTACGAACTAACGGTGCCGTCGCCCGACGGTAGCATTCGTCGCTTCATCTATTGGGGCAGTGCGGCGAACGTAGGATTGCGGTCATCCGACATGACGCCTGAAAATCTCGGCACGTCAATCGTTGTGCAGCCTGTTTTCACGGCATTGGCTGCGACGACACCAAACTACCTACTCGCAACATCAGCCGACTTCATCGCGGGTGAAAAGGCCACGCTCACCAAGCGTTCGTTTGACATTGGCTTCAGCGTGAACCCAGTCGATGTTGCCTTAGAAACCACACTCAACATCAGCGACTCATTCCGACCGGGTGGCACAGGTGTTCGGAAATCATGGACAGTCGCAAACGTCGCATCGACGAGCAGCATGACTGTGACTAACACCAGTTCGCTGTTCCTACAGTCCAACACCTTGGGGCTGACAGTGAAAGTCAACGACTACCTCTACGCTGAAACCAACACCGGTAGCGCTGTGACCGTAGTGCGCTACCTTGGTCGAGTGACGGCGATTGCTGACTATTCGGCTTCATCCTCTCTACCTCTCACCATCACGCTCGATGGCAGCATGACGTCAGCCACGCAATCCAACATCAACAGCGAGATTGCAGGTGGAAGCCTCACCATCCACCTCAGAGTCGGATGTCACGACGTGATGAAGAATGACGATGAGGCTGTGCTCAACCGTCAGTGGCTGTCTCCATATGCGCAGGGTGGTCTGCGCCATGGGGACACCGTGTGGGCGAACATGACGTATAACAACCCGCACGCCGTAGAGGGTATGTTCGCCAAGAGCCGTGGTGTCTTCAACGAAGCCTTGGTGTGGACCGGCTTCAACGACGGCGACGGCTCTTTGACAACCAGCGCACGCACAAGCATTCCGCTTGAGAACTTCTTGATTGGTGACTCTTGCCTTGAGACAGCGCAGAATTATGCGCAGCACGTCAACAAGACAATTGAACTGAACTACACCAATCTCGGCTTGTCGACCGACCTTGCACCCAAGGTCGCGTTTGTCGACCCTTACCTTGCCAACGAAGAGCACGCTCGGGTGTTGCTCTACGACGTGGCGCACGACCGAGAGTTCGTCGCTTTCCAAGACCTACACATGCAAGTGCAAACCAGCGCCAAAGTGGCAGAGATTGGTTGGCAGCGCGAGTTCACAGCCACCAATATTGTTGACTCCAGCACGGAGATTGACCTTGTGCCTTATTCGATTGGCTTTAACGGAGCCAGTCAACACGCCTTCCTGACGCAAATTGACGTTGCCGCTGGCTTCCTTTCGCAGAACAAATACGCACGCTCGACAATTCGTTCTCGCTTCATGGAGAGCGCCTATGCCCACGACATCGCGAATCACGTCGCAATATCGCTGCTCAACCCCATCGCAAGTGGGACTGCGCCGACAAACATCGTCCGTAGCCTGACCAACGTGACGCGTATCGCTCAGTTTGGCAAGGCGCATGGACACTTTGTGCACACTGGCTACCACAAGGCAGGCCCATTCGGCAACCGCTCGCTTGGTGACAGCATTCTCCCACGCACCACAGATGGCTCTGCTATTCCGTATTGGGCTGACAAGATGCACACCTACACGCGCACGTCATTCAGCGACACGGGTAGTTTCTTGCTCAAACTACGTGAGCATCGAGAGAGCGTCACAGGTGCATCTTTCCGCGACCCATCCACTTTGTTCGATACACCCGATGGCACGCGAGTCGTGCCTGCATTCCTTGCTCTCAAGGGCATTCGCTCAGAGGCACTCAGCCTCACCACACATGACGAGGCTCGCTTGCAGCATCTGAAGCAGTGGACTGACATGGACTTTACGCGACGTTTGACCATCGACCTTGGTGAAGTCGGTGCGCGTATTGGTGGGACAAGCATCCTCGCGGCTGCGAACGAGGTAGTGCGTCTCATCAATCAGGCCGGTGCAAAGCAAGGTCGCACACATGCACGTCGTCCATCCGAGCAATACCCCGGTGAATCAGAATCACTCGATTTGACTCGCGTTGGCGCTCGTGCTGCCGATGGCATACGTGACCCAGCGTCCTCGCACATCAACGCCGATTTCGCAGCGACTGGTTCGACCCATGACCCTGCGGTATGGTGGGACGAAGACAAGGCGTTCGAGTCGCATGACAAGGGCACACACATGGGCTATGTGCGCGCTCACATCGGACGTATCGTGCAGGACACCAACGGCAACGAAGGCTTCAGCATCGTTGTTCACAGCACAGTGCCCGGTGCGACTGGGCGAAACTTCTGTGTATGGCTCGACAACAGCAAAGGTCAATCGCGCTACACGCCGAAGTTCCTGATTGGTCACGGTGGACGTTATCGCACGTTCTGGTGCCAACCCGATGAACTCAGTGGAGAGAACATGCACCCCGCGCCGATGCCGCTTAATAAGCACGGTCGTCCGTTTGCACCAGTCACCACCCTGCAAGGCTATGTTGTTCCTGACGACAGCGGTGTTGAGTTCAAAGCGAGCAGCGACTTTGCACCCCGTGGTGATGAAACCTCTGACCCAGTTATGCGCGCCGTCTCTATGGCCACTGGCTCAGGACAGTCGCATAACACAGTGAACACAGAATCACTGGAGGTCGAGGGCTTCAACACGTCCTACGTCACAGGTCTGCGCACGGGAACCAACGCGGTCGCTCGCGTCAATTTTGGCGGACTTGCCGCTTCCGGTGTTCCGGGCTTTGCTCCTGACGCCGGTAAGTGGGGTTTCGGTCGCAAGGGCGATGTGCGAATCGCTGAACGCTATGGTCCAGCCAAAGACACCAGTGCTTCATCGACTGCTGCAACGACCTATTCCAGTTATGTGCCCTCTACTGATGTGCGCGAAGAAGCCATCGGTAATGCACCGCTCTATGCTTTCCGTTTCATTGACCATCGTGGTGTCGGACACGGCATTCGCTTCATCTACCGTAGCATGGGAGAGTCATTCGCTTTAGACGAAACACTATTGCCGTCAACGATTGATGATGAAATTGCAGTCTTCATTGACGACCGAGACGTTGGGCAAGGCGGCTTCACCATCGGCAAGCACATGCACGGTATTGGTGATGCTACGGGCCGTTTTGGCGCAGCGGGAACCAACACGTCGCTCATGTCGTGGAGGGGGAACCGTTGGAACCCCGTGCCTTCGCCAAGCGCCGCGTATGACTGCAACGCAGCCTACGATTCATCAAGCAACAAAATCACTGTCACGCTACAGGCTCCGTATAACGCGTGCCCTCATTTCGACGTCCTCGGCTACATGGGCTTCCCGCTAAGCCAAGGTTTGCTCCAACTCTCTGACCCGTTTGTGGATAGCAGCATGAACGGTAGCCAAGGCCACGTTTTTTCCTACACTCACCGCACACGAGAGGGAAGCAGCGGCACACACGTCTTCCACGGCATCCAAGGCTCGACATTTACACCGAGTCACACGCACTCAGGCGGCTCAGTTTCAGCAAACTCTTCGTCAGTGTTCGGAACTGGGAGCATCAACATTCGCGCACTCATTTCTTCGACGGTCAATTGGACGACGCTTGTGACCGACGAACTGCTTGCTGCCATCACAGCCGCAGCCATCAACCTTGCAGACCCTAACGTCGATGAGGGCGTGCCCTTTGACTGCCGCGACATGTTCGCTTCAGATGGGCGGACATTTGGTGAGTGGGGTGTGGCGGAGGACGCTATTCGCATTCGTGCGTTCAACACCGCTGGTGGCGGCATCCGACCCCTTTCGGACTTTTTTTCTGCGTCTCTGCATCGAGACTTTGCCATTCAGTCTGCTCACGTTGAGTTTGGTGACATTGAGGAAATCGAAGTCGACAATGGTGGCATTAGCCTCCCCAGCACTTCACGCGCTGCGACTGACGCCAGCATTGACAACGGTTTGAGGGCAGAGTGTGGGTATTTGCCATTCACCGTTCTGCAAGTCTTCACCAAGAGCAAGGGTAGCAACAGCAATACAGCCTCACCAGTTCTCGTTGACTCTCGCAACAACCCGGTAGACCCTGACGAATGGCACCGTCGACTTATCGGCTACACTTTCACTGCAAACGCGGGGGACCATGTTCTACCGCGCGTCGACAACCCATCGGTCCTTCTATTGGCTGCCGAAGTGACCAGCGACCCAATTCAACTGACCACGAATCAGGTGTGGCACTTTGCTCAACCTGCCGGTGAAGAAGGCACAAGCATCAGCAGCAAGACCAAGATTGCATCTTTTGGTAGTGTGAGCAACCTGCATGTGCAGAATGGTGACGTCTTGGTGACAAGTCAAAACGGTGCCAACAGCAAGACGCATCTTTCACTGGTGACTGGCACGAAGACCTCAACTTTCCCTGCAAGTGACCCTGCCAGCAACGCTGTAGCGCAGCGCTTTGGTGACACTGCGCGAGCATTCCGCACTGCTGGGAGCCGCGTCTTGGGTAGCGTGTTCTCTCGTCCCATGCTCTTCTTCCGTGGTGGGCGCGACAGCATCGACCACTCAGTGCCACTGTTCTTCGGCGGTGGTTTCAGTGGCGTCACACTCGACATCAACGACGGCACCAAGAACGACTACAGCGAGTTCTTCACTCATCCATACGCGGCTGGACCAACCGGTGTCGCTGGTGTGCAGCACGCCAACGAGTTCCTCTCGTCCTACTCAATGCTCGACTGCAACGCTATGATGGCGTTTTTCCCCGGCACCCCGCTTTTGAACCAACATCGCGGCAACATCAATCCGCCGTTCTTCAACTCTGAAAACATGCTAACGCCTGACCTGAAACGCGGCACGCAGGGGCATCACAGCGACTACCCTGCCCCGTATTCAAGCGGTGTTAAGGTCCAAGTGCCAATTCCATTGGTGTTGCGTTTCGCACACCCCACTGCTCGATACAGCGACCACAGTGGGACCACAGATAGCAAAACCACCTACCTGATTTTCGGTCCCGGTCAAGCCTTCCCATTCACGGCTCAAACCGCTACCCCAGACAACAGCAGCGAACCACATCCCGGTCGTGCTTTGACTGTCGGCAACACATGGTCGAAGGTGCCAACACACACCAGCGGTAAGCAGTTCCTGCACAACCACATTACCAATTCAACCGTCGGTTTCCTTCCCGAACTTCACTCCACGCAGGTCAACCGCTACCGGACACACTGGCGACAAACGATGAACTGGGAGCCTGCGCAGGGCAAGTCCAATGCCACGCGATTGTTTCAGCGTCCTGAGTCCGGCCGTTTCTATGGTGAGATGTTCACGTCAAACGGCGTGCTCAACAGCACCTCACTCGCTGACTACAGAACCGCTCATCCACTTCGGCATGCTGTGTTTATGGGATTCGGTATGGCCAGCAATTCTGATTGGTGTTTCCACATGGACGGCGGTTATCACCCCGGTGGCTCGTGGTTGGACAATCAACTGACGTTCAATCCACCACACCCCAACGACAACAGCCGCGTAGCAAAAAGCGGCGTGGCTGGTAACGAACTACACCCAAGCGCATTCCGCGTAGCAGCGCCGTTGGCCAACCGGGTGCTCTACGGCTCATCTGCATCTTTTGCCAGCGACACCATCGAGAGCGACGACGTCGAACTCGAATACATCGCTGTCGACGCCACGAAATGTCAGAATGGGGAGGAAATGGCTGCCCTGCTCGGCTCTGCCATCAACTCATTCCCCGGTGCTGGTGCACTGAAGGCTATGGGTGGGACGTTCCTACCCAGCATGGGGACCAGCAACCGGCAAGACCGCTACGGTTGGGTCGAAGTCACGGGAGTTGTCGCCTATTTCCTCAGTGGAGAAGACACGGCTGCGAACGTCAAGACCAACGCCATCAAGGACAACTTCATGACGCTGGCCTTTTCCAGTCAGATTTTGGCTGAGCAAGTTCCTGAAAGCGGTTGGTTGCGAACAAGTGCCGACTTTGACAACGGGGTAGACAGCAACAGCGATTCTGCTGCTTTCGCACCCTATCACAGTCGAATCGTCAAACTTGACACGAGTTCGAGCCAATACCACGTCACCTTCTATCTCGGTAGCAATCGCATCGCTGGTTCAAAGGCCTTTGAGTCGCTTAAGACGTGGAAGGACTACCTCGACACAGGTGTTGCTGCAGGCAATGAGGTTGTTCCCAATGTAAGCAGTGCAACCAAGGTCTACGTGTGGACCAAAGCAGGTGTGCACCGATGGGACAACTCGGGTCGGCTTGAGGGCTATTCGCAAGTGCACTTCAGCGGCTTGGTCGACGCCATCGACAGAACGCGGCCAGTTGGGCTACCGGGTTGGCACGGTGAACGCTATTCTTACCTGAACACGTTGGCCGTGTCCGGCGCGTATTCTGCCGGCCTTGGTGCATGGCACCCATCCCTCGGCTTCTCTCCGTTCGGAGGTAGCATGGGTTGCGCGTCTGTGCTTGGTCACTTGCCTCACATCGCTCCCATGCCCAACAGTCCCGAAAGTGGTTTGCCCAACGACGGGAGCAACGGTGCTGCCGACTTCCCCGATGCCGACACACCCAATGGCCCGAACTATGACGCTGACGACGACGGCGACCAATCCTACAGCGCGAGTTTCGTTGACGGTAGTGGTAACAATAGCCCACCACTCACCACGTTTGACGAAAACGTGCACAAGGACTTACAGCACGCTCAAGGCGTATATGCCCGAGCCATGTTGGTCGTCGCTCACGAGTCAGAACTGGCTTTGGTGGCCAAGCGCGACCGTGACGGTATCAAGTGCGTTGGTGACTGGTTGCGCTCCAAAGATGCGAGCAGCATCACGTTGGCCGGCACAACACGTTGGGACGACCGGATTCACGGTCAGGACCGGTTTATCGCAACAGCAAACGCAGGTCCCAACATTGAGGCTCTCATCGTTGATGACACGGCTTTGCCAACGGTAAGCAGCCCTACAGCAGCCAGTGGTTTGGTGGCCTCACCGTTCAACGCTGAGTTCTTCTTGCACACGGCCGTTTCAGCAGACACTGAACTCGAAAATGCCGAGCCGTGCCGCAAACCAACTGGTGACTTGTTCCTCGACATTGACAAGAGCATCGGCTCTTTCTATTCCGCAAGCGCTGGCGCGCAGCGCAACATCATGGACCATTTCTATGAGGCAGGGAGCAACAACCCAATGGGTGGTTTGTGGGGCGGTAATACGCAGAAAAACTCCTACTGGATGGGTGACGTCAACGGTTATGAGATGTTCAAGCGTTCGCCGGCCAAGAACTTCAGCATCGAGCACATCGTGTGGAAGCGCATGGACGGAGGTAGCCTGTCGCTACCCGCCATGAACGCGCGTGGGCTTGGTGCTGTGCCATGGGTCAGTCGCGTTGACGGTAGCAACGCCTACACGACCGGTGAGAAATTGCTCGGTAACGTGCGCTTCTCGTTTGAGACGACGAACTCAGCGATGATGCCAATTATGCGAGCGCATGAACTCGGCCATCCTCAATTGGCTGTTGACCCACCTGTCGAACTCCGTGATGTGTTGGAAATCCCCAACGAAGAAATGCAGTTTGACGACATGGTCGTTGTCGATGACACGGGACAATCGCATACGTTGAACGGTGGTTCACCGCTGGGTGTCGTCATTCGCGCCTTCCGCTCCAGCGGTGAACGACTCGCAAGTGGCCTCGCCCCATCTGTTGCAGGTGCTGGGCTTGAGCCAAACATGACCATCCGGCTACCCGACTCCAACGCGATTCCCGGCAACATTCTTGTTCGCAGTGGTTTTGACCGTGTGCAAGCCTATCAGACAGAAACCATGGGCGACGGGGGTATGATGAGCAACCCACAGGGCCTCGGTCAACTGTTTGATGGTTTGACTGGGCCGTTCGGCGCACCTGTGTTGTCTGAAGCAGGGTGGGAACACATCGACAAGGCAGGATTGGACAGCACCAGCAGCAAATGGGATGCAGCGACGAGCGACAAACCTCTGAGCAGCGCGTATGAACTTCACGACCGCACTCTGTTTTTCCACGTCACGAAGATGGGACACAGTCACACCGACCGCTACCCAACGACCTACACGCACAGCGGAGGTCTGCAAAATCAAGCGCTAACGGTGTCTTCGTATGCGAGCAGCACTGCGATTTTGACCGCGTCCGCATCAATCACGACTGCGATTTTTGACGCCGACTTCGCCACGAAGGAAGTCATGGACGAAGGGTCGGGTAAGCGACGTAGGTTCCTACGTCTCGCCACCGCAACAGACAGCGTCGTCGTTTCCTACACAGGCATCAGTGGGGCTACGTTCACAGGAGTGGTTGGTGACATTGACTTCGACCAGTTCTTGCTCGACAACCCACCCGCTTCGTCCACCATCAACGTCACTCCGTCCTATTACGTGCCTGCTGGTAGCACCCGTTTCTTTGCAGCACGACGTTTGCGTGACCACGCGGAGGTCAGCGGTAACAGCCCCGACATGGCGCACACGCACTACTTGAACGGGAACGCTGACACGACAGGCTATGCCCGCTATAGCGTGCCGCGTATGACCCCCATGCCCTACCCACGTATGGGCCACCATTTCGTCAACGCCACCATGCCGATGCTACCCGGACACTGGGCACACCCTGCCTATCAGGGCCTCTATTCAGGACATGAAGCGGAGCGACGTGCAACGTTGCGCGACCCTGACTACATTCGTCTGTTGGACCATACCGACCTTGACGACGCCACCTTCGACAGCAACGTCTCAGACTACCTCCACCCCCTCAATCCGCAAATCCGCATTGGGAGTCTGACCGCTACACCAAGCGGACCCAGCGATATTCACGGTGGTGCCTTCACTTTGATGTTTGAGACGAAGGTGCGCTTCGACGGCTACGGTGTTCTTGCCTCAAAGGGCACGGCAGGGGACATGAACAAGTTAGGAGGTCACTCGATTGTGTTGGAGGCTGGTGGAAACTACACGCAAGACGGTCACTTCCCTGACCCCGCTGAGGTCGGTGCCTACCAGATTGTCATTCAACCCAATCTACACGAGACACAGATTGCTGGTTTCCATCACAACAACAGCACGACTACCGCTTTGCCAAACGGTAGCAAGCGTGCGCTCACAGCCCAGCAGATTCACCTCGTGGTCGGTATCAAATATGACAGTGAGCGAGGTGGCTCGCCCATTGGTGGAGCAACGCTAATTCTTGCCGAGGCGACGTTGGCTGACGTGAGAGGTTGTGAAATCTTCGTGAATGAGGTCATCCTCGACCACGACCCCGACCACGGTAGTCACTTCACAAACATCCCACCGATGCTGCTCTATAACCCACTGGGTGTGCAGGGCAGCGAATCCCCGACATTCACACGTCGAACTCAACCGTATCATCCGGGCATGTTTGAGGACAGCACGCCCGGACACACGCTAAACATCCCGTGGTGGAGCATTTTCCACAAAGTGGCACCTGACGACTCCTCGTCTACCGGTTTCAGGCATTTGGCGCTTTATCGCATTGACAACTTCTACCAGTTCTGCCGAGCGTCATCGGGCGCAGTGGCAGCACAACTGACGCTGGCTGGCTATCCCTCCATCAGTCCCGACATCTATTCTGACGTGATGGCTAACGTCTCACTCAGTCCTAAGTGCACCGTTACCGGTAGCGGCTCGGGCTACATCGAGGTTGACGATGCGTCGTTCTTCCCGAACAAACCAGCCTATGGGGAGCGTCTGCACTACGTTGACGCAAGTGGGAATGACAAGTTCATCACCTACACTCAACGTAGCGGCACGACGGCGAATGCGGCGACGATGAACCAACCTGACCGCTTCGTCACCAGTGCAAGTTCACCCGGTGACGGAACGGTTCTGCGGTTGACGCGACCTTACAGTGAGCGCATGACCGACACGCTGTTCACTCATTCCAAGAGCAGTGTGTTGACGCGCATCATGCCGCAAATGTTGCCGGGTTCACGCGACACGAACAGCCTCTATACGGCTGACGCGTTCTTGTGCATGTGGCACCACAACCTCGGTCGTCCTCACACGTTCTATTCCGACAGTCCGAGGACATGGGGTGGCACAACAACAGACCGCGCTATCAACAAAGCAGCGTATAACGGCATGCCCGAGCACTTCGAGACTGTCCATTACCACGCGGTGAACTACGCGGCAAGCCATGGCCCGTTCCATCTTGACTTCAAGACGCCCAAACCCGCGCAGCACTTGTCAGGCACCTTCAGTTCGGTCAGCGGTTCACCCTCTACACTGGTGTTTGGTGCAGACGTTTCAGGCGACGGTTTGGTCGGTAAGGTGCTGTTCACCGATGGGCGAGTCATTGGAACGGTTGCATCTGTTTCAACCACCGACGTCACGTTGACCGGTGACATCCTCTACACCCCCGCTGCTTCAACGACCGTCTACGTCGGTGCAGATGGTTCGGTTGACACGGCGGCCAACATTCACGCCATGACCGGTTATCAGGCTCAGGGTGGCACTTCAACGATGCTGACTCATTACTGGCCGTGCGGTAGTCGAGGTGGGCCGCTGGTCAGCCGACTCGACGGCTATGCGGCTTGGGCTGCCGGGTGGCATGTGCCTCGCCAATATTCATCCGGTGGCGGTAAGCACTGGGTCGATGATGACGACAGCGGCTCATATTCTGTTTCAAGCGGCTTGAGTGACGGCTCGTTGGTTGCGTCTCGCACCTATCCGTTTGGCTATCGCTTTGGCCTACGCCAACCGTGGAATCGACCGCAGTGGGGCTTCTACGGTATGCGTGCACATCGTGAGGAGGGCCTGTTCAGTGGCTCACCAGCCAACGCCAATTATGCTGTGGGTAATGGCACTGGACCATTGGTCGCGTATGAGACTCAGACGTTGATTGCGAAGGGTGGAAGCAACAGCGACCAAACGCTGAAGCCGACATACGCCGGTATCATGGAGCGACAGACCAACTTCAGTGCCATGCTCGGTCCCGACAAGGCTGAGTGGCAGGTTCGCTACAGTGACGGTCGCCGCATGACTCGCTCATTCGGTTGCCCTGTGCGCACCATTCGCAACGGTAGCGGCGCTCCGCGCGATTGGTGGGGTGACAGTGCCGGTTTGGGCATCTCCACGATTGATGCTGCTGTCGGGTATTACCTCGTTGACTGGTGGGGCAACACGCGTGGTGAAGACATTCGACGTGCCCCGGTGCGAGGCTTTGGTATTCGCCCAGCATGGGACGCGGGTGATGCGTATGAGTATGACCGCACCAACGGCCGCACGCCCTACGCTCGGCTCTATAACAACGGCAAACCGATTGTCAACCTCAAGGGTATTGCTGACAGCAGCGGTGACGTGCTGAGCAGTCCTACCGCCGTCGTGCCTCGCTTTGGCGGTCGAGTCAACAACACCAACAACAAAAGCACAACAACGCTGGTTGACGTTTTCGCTCCCACCAACGCACTACGCGTGGGTGATATGGGTGGTGGTCGTGGTGTCCGTTATCCAACGCAGTTTAACGAAGACGTGCTGGTCGAAATCAGCGACGTGTATCAAGCGTCAGGTGTTGTCTTGTCAGGTAACACTGCTGAGCCTGCCTTTGGTCAAGGACTCATCCGTCCGCTTGACAGCGTGGTGCAACCTGACGAAATCAAGCGCGGCATCAGCCGTCGTCTTGGTGTTGACGAGGATGGTTTGCTGAAACCCGATGCCGTCGTCAGCGACCGAGTCGAAAGCGTCACTGGCACCAGCGTCCACAAGGATGCGGTGTCGCGCTCATCTCCTCGCATCGGTATTGACGGTGAGACGACTGAATCGCTGTTCAACGGTGTTTCGACAGACATGGTCGCCATTAACAGCGAAGCCCACAGCCTACACACTGACCTCGGCGTGGGGCAGCGAATTGTGCTTGAAGGCGGTATGCAGGCTGGCTCACAGACGCTTGGCGACTATGACCTGACGGCTCTGTCCTTCGCTGGTCAACCGCATGGTGGTGTCATGCGATTTACGCACACAAGCAACATCAAACCAAGTGGCGGCACCTATGTCCTTGAGTCGCGCTCTTTCGCTGCGCCGTTTGATGACACAGGATGGGGACGCTCAGGCTCCGGTAGCACCAGCAACCCGTTCCAAACCACAACTGCGACGTCTGCTCCGCACAACCTGACAGCCACCAAGGTCACGTTCATGCTGCGCCCAGTTCGACTGCTTGACAACCAACACGTTGCTGTCTTCCGTAGTCCACGTAATCTCGGCGGCTCGACACCTCAAGACGGCGGCACGGCTTACGGCGCGACTGCGGGTGGAAAATATGGTCTGTTCACGTATGAGGCGACGGACGCGACATCAACGAACTACGTGCGCACGACCATGCCTGACGGTGACGCTCCGTATCACCCGGTCTACTTGATGGAGAGTAGTAGCGACACGGTGCCTGTCTCCAAGGGTCCGAAACTACCGGGCACTGCTGTCGCTGGTTTTGACAGCGACTCGCTCAAGAGCGTGGTCACACGACTCGTTGTCAGTGAGAACACGCTACAGCACTTCCGTAGCGACGCACCTCGTCGCAGCCTTTCCAAGAAGGACTTCTCAGTCAAGCCTCGGTTCAGTCAATCGTTGCACAGCAAGGGGCATAAAGGAGATGTGGACTACGGTGCATCAGACCACAGCGGTGACGCATCATGAGTCAAGAACCCATGACCGATGCTGAATATCAGCAGTGGTTGCAGGGGCAAATTGCCTCTACCATGCGGCCGGGGTTCCAAATGCGTGAGGGCCAGCAATTAACGCTCAATGATTTGTTTGGTGTGCAACCGGCTGACGACAATTTCAATCTGAGAACATTTGCGAGTGGGGAAAATCCTAACGCGTGGTGGTTTGACAACCGACCTCCTAACGCTCAGAGTTCGCGAGGACCTACCGACCACAGGGGGAAAATCGCACAAGCCATGCGGTCCTCCATGTATGCTGAAAACGCCACAAGAGTGCCCACCGCTCAACCAGTGGAAAACACGCGCAGACCCGTCGCCATTGTGGAGCGCAGAACCCCGAAAACACTCAGCCCCCGTGACCATGACGGTGTGAGGCATGCTTGGAATCCTGACCAATACATTAGGAGTTTCAGACTGGTGGACGATGATGGAAAAACGCTGTCTGTTATTGATGATGGTGGGTATAGGCAACCGGGACGCGGACATCAAGAAGCGATTCGGGGCTTTAGCGGTCAAACGTTTGGTCCCATGCGTAGAGGCCACTACCGCAATTTGATGGAAGGTTTGATTCGTCACGGACTCAATGTTCGCTCAAATGACCGCAACTCGATGTCGCATCCGTTCCACACCAAGTTGCAGCGAACACTCCCTCCTGACATGACCGTTGAAGCGAGAATGTTTCGCGGCGACGGAGATGTCGAACACTATGATGAAGGAGAATATGACCCTTCAGATGTAAGCACAGATGACGTTTTGCTCTATGAACGAATCATCCCATCCTCACCTGAAAACTGGGGCGACCTGAGCGGCCCAACACGCAGCCAATTCCCGCTCTTTGTGCAACACAGAGAGCGTCCGCCTTATCATGAGCACCCCGAGTCGGAGAAATCGCAACAAACGCAGTTGTTTGCCCCGAGACGACCAATCGGCGTATCACCGTCTACGTGGGCGGCCACAAATCGAACTGAGCGTAGGAAACAGGCTGAGCGCGATTTGAGAGAGCGCATGGACAGATGGTTTAGCCGGCAACAGCAGGGGGAGCAGGCGCTACGGCAGGGCGGCGTCTCGCTGGACGAAACATTGGATTTGGGTCTGTTGCCCGGAATAAGCCAACCACCGATGCCTCGAATGGAGTATGAAACAAACCCTCGCTTCGTAGGTGTTAAATCTACACCTGATGTGATGTGACCATGCGCGTGACCATCTACGAAGTCGGACCTCGTGATGGGCTACAGTCGCTGCCACATGTCGTGCCTGTTGAACAGCGGCGGCAACTCATTTCATCGCTCTATAACGCAGGCTTGCAGCACGTCGAAGAGGTGTCTTTTGTCCACCCCAAATTGCTACCGCAGATGGCTAATGCAGAGGACGTCTACAGCGGTAAGGGCGATGCCCTTGTGCTCAACAAGCGGGGTCATGAGCGAGCCGTCGCTGCGGGTGTTGAGCGCATCAACATCGTGCTTTCGCCTTGTGAGTCGTTCTGCATCAACAACATGGGTCGCAGGTATGACGAATTGGTGTTGAACTATCGGACGTTTATGCAAGACGTTCCGAAGGACAAGGTGCGTGTCTACCTATCCATGGCGTTCGGCAGTCCTGACAGCGGCGTGTTTGATGCTCGCACGCTGCGTCGCTGCATCAGCGATGCCAAAATGTTCGGTGACACCATCGTGTTCGCAGACACCGTCGGCGTGGGCACAGCCAACGACGTTTGGGAAATGTCGCGCTTAGCGCAAGACTACGGTATGCGTCCCGCCTTGCATCTGCATCATCGTGGTGATGAGGGTAAGCCGCTCACGCTCGTGCGTGCGGGGATTCTCGCAGGTATCAGCGAGTTTGACGCCAGTATCGGTGGGCTGGGAGGATGCCCATTCGCAAGGGGAGGTGGGGCAAACATCGCCACTGAATCATTGGCTCGTCATCTTCACGCTTGGGGTCTTGAGACTGGTCTTGACAGTCGGGCATTGAGGAGTGCAGCGGCTCTTGCCTTTACCATGAAGCATCCACAGCCGCAGATAACAGAGGCGCACTGCTAAAACGCACCACCGCTTGGGGTGAAGTGATGGCTTACCTTGGCAGCAAGCGCAGGTCCAGCGACTATAACGCTGTGATGAAGCAAGTGCGCAAGCCGGTGTTTGTCGACAACGCCCTACACCTCGGTGAGTTCACTGCTCAAGGCGTTGACAAAACCAAGGTCACGGTGCGGCAGCGTAAGGCTGCAAACTACCCTATTGCGACAGAGCGCACCTTCACCATCGAAGAGGGACAGGACGAGATTACGCTCACGCACACTGGTGCACCGGGTCACTCGACGACCACTGCACGATATGACGACACAGCACCCATGCTCTACAGCAGTGAAAACCCATCGCAACGCCTACGCCTCGGCTCTACGCTCAGCACCACCGACGGTCTACGCATGTCGGTGCGAAACAAGCGCGGCATGACGTTGAGCGAACTTGGCTTTGAAGGCGACACAGGACACGTCGCTTTCCCGTGCGATGCTGGCTTAAGAACTACGGACATGGCAATGCGACTTGGGCAGGACATTGACTCGCTCACGTCGGTCAACCTGACCGGTCCCCGCACTGCTCAGTCAGGTAACGCGCGCCGTCGTCACAGCACGACCTTCGTTGCGAAGAACTTCAAAGCCGTGAACCTGCTCACTGCGTTGCGTTTCCTCGGTCGGCACGACAACCGCGTTGCTTTGTTCGACCGCTTCGGCAACCTCATCTATGCGCCGTTCACTTACGGTGGACCCGGTCGCATCGTTGAGGCCAGTTTGCGCTCAGGCGGAGCCAACACTGACCCAACCGACGAAAGCGTCACTGCTGTAGCGGTTGTCGGTATTCCTTTGGCTGTGAACGAGAGAGCCTTTGCCAAAGTGCGAGACTCAGAGCGAGAAAGCGGGCGTGGAGCCAACATCATCGAAGAACCGCAGCGCATCGAGGACTTCACCGTTAGCAGCAACGAGGGCGCCCGTCGTGTCGCGCGTGCGGTGCTCAAGGCCAACAACCTGAGCGCTGGCAAGAAGACCAGTGCAGGCCATCCTGACGCATTCGATTTGCGACCCGGTAGCGTCATCGAATATGAGAACGTCAAACGTGTGTTGACTGAAGTGAGGCACCGCCTGAGTTCCAACGAATCTGACCTCGTTTTCCTCAATGTGGACATCGGTATCGAGGGTGTGCTGCAGGGCATCAGTGAGGGTATAGGGAACGTCGACCTTGAGCCTGAGACGCAGGAGCAGGTCCGCGAACATGTGCTGTCACTGTTCGGAGATGTCAAAATTCGCTCCATTGCCATCGTCACGCTTAGGGGGCATGGCGATTCAGGTATGCTTGTGGGGCGTGCTATGGGTCGTGGCATCATCGGTGGCACGTCGTCATCGCAGACCATTGGTGGTAGCAAGACGCAGGCCATTGTGTTGAGAGGTGAAAACTGATGCCAGTGAGCGACCGACTGAAGCGTATGCTGCTTGAAACCATTGAGTCCAACATTGATGAAATGGTCATCGGCTTTGATGGCACACCGTCAACCAGTCAGGACGGGGCTGCGGGGCGACCTGCCATCGTCATCACACCCACAGTGCGTATCACCAGCGACAGCACTATTCTTGTCGAAGGCTTCATACCAGCGACCGAGTCATTCACGGACACGCTGAAGGAAGTCTTCGTTCAACTGCGCGGCACCAACCCCATCCCAATCGCTCGCCACACTATCGCTCCAATCTTCAAAACGACCGGCAACGAAATGCGGATTCAAGTCATCATCGAGGTGAAGTGACATGGCAAACCCAATCTCAGGACACACAAAGGGCAGTAACGAGGGGCTTACCGACGGTGAGCATATCATCTCGCCCTCGCTGACGAACATCTACGAGGGTCTGCATGGCAACGGTATTCTGTCGCCATATGACACGGCCTACACTGGTGCGAACCGCAACACACCTGCGTCTTTGCCCGGAGCCATCAGTCAAGGTGCCAATGCTTCAAAGGTGACAGTCAAGGCCTTTGAGGCCATCATTGACGGCATCCTGTATGACTTCGGCGGAGGCTCTGATATCACCATCACGCTCGGCTCTACGGGCGACCACCTAAGCGGTGGCTCAACCACCAGCCTGACCAGTGGACAGGAGTGTCTGTTCATCATCATCGCGACTGCTGCCGGTGTGAAGTTCACTCAATCCAACATCATCACAACCGCTGTAGGCGCATACCCGTCTGTCACGGGCACTTCGGCTGCATACCTGACGGATGGCAAAGGAACGCAGAACCAGCAGTCGTTCGTGTTGGGGACGGTGCGTGCGACCAACTCAGGAGGCTCGACCGTTGGTCCGGGCATCCAAGCCCTCTCTGAGTTCAACGACAAGCGTGTATTCCTACGCCCAACACCTCTCTTCTTCTCGCCCGTGACCAAGGGCAACGTCGGCACTACGACGGGTATCAACAGCCACACAGCGCTTGCCGGTGCTCACACAGGCGAATCGGGTGACTTGGGTGATACGGGCGTGATTTGGCAGTCGTTCAACAGCGACAACGAGTCAATGCTGTATTACACTCGCAAGGACAGCAGCAACCGCCACACTCACCTGCTTGGGCCGACGAACATCAACGTCAGCAGCCCAAGCGGCAACCTGACGTTCACGTTCGACAGCGACCAAGTCTTTGTGTTGACGCCGACCACGACCATCAACCTGAACCCCAGTGGCACGTTCCCACCGGGACATACGGTCTTCGTGTCTGTGCCCAGCGGTAGCACCGTCACCTTCGACTCGACTGGTTTGAACTCCAGCGTGGTTGCGACTGAAGCCACCATGTTCGTCTATGACGGTGCGAACTGGAAGAAGGTCATGGTGAGTGGCACCATCAGCCCAGCCTCCAGCGGAGCCAGTGGCATTGTGCAACTGTCCGACGGCGCGGGTGGCTTCACAAGTGACACGACGCTCTCATACGACACTGCGGCTAACGAACTCATCGTTAACGGCAAGTTGACGGTTAGTGGTTTGATTGACCCAACTGGGCTTGAAATCACCCCACAGTCCAGCAACCCTGCTGCTGCTGATGGGAGTGTTGTGGATGCTAACACGTTGTGGCTCGACAGCACGGCGAGTAACCGATTGAAGCAGGGTTCGGCTAACGTCATCCGTGCCACGGACAGCGTCACTGAACTGAGCGACGTGAGCAGCGTTGGCTCCGGTGCCATCATCACTGGTTCCGAGCGTAGCAAATTGAGCGGCATCGCGACTTCCGCTACGGCGACAGCAGCGCCAGCAATCGAGGACAACAGCGGCACGCCTGCGTTCGCTACAGGCATCACGAAGGGCGGAGTGCAGTCGCTTCTCAACATCGCTGACGGGGCGACTGCAAACGCAGGCACAGTCACGAGTGTCGCTACGACGGCACCCATCACGGGCGGCACCATTACGGGGTCGGGCACAATCGGTATCAGCCCAGCATCGGCAACTGACGCAGGTTCAATGAGTTCTGCCCACTACTCTAAATTGGAAGGCATCGAAGCGGCTGCAACGGCAGACCAAACAAACGACGAGATTCGGGCTGCGGTCGAAGCAGCCACAGATTCCAATGTCTTCACCGACGCCGACCATAGCAAGTTGAACGCTATCGCCACAGGCGCGACCGCATACGCAGATGCAGACGCCATCGCTGCCGTTGAAGGAGAAGCAACATTGGCTTTAACGGGCGATGTTACCATCGCCGCAGGCAAAGGTCTGACTGTTGACGGGACTACCTTACACGTTGACGCTGCCAACGACCGAGTTGGCATCGGAACTGCTTCACCCGCTACTGCCTTGCACGTTGAGGGGGCAAACCACATCATCAGGGTCAAAGACACGTCTGCCGGTGATACCGCACTTACCCGCACAATGGGTGGACTTGAATTGTCTGCTGCGGGAATGAACACCTCGTCGAAGTTCGGCGTCCCCATCAAGTTCATGTCCACGGACAGCGCTTTCACTACGGAAAACCCGAAGTTCTTGGCGGCGATTGTGCCTATCGCACGAGAGTCCTACACCGCCGACACAAAGGGTGGAATGGCAATCGGGTTCGCGGTGACGGCTAACACCGCCGGGGCTTCAACCGTTCCTCAAGTTGCGATGACCCTCGACTCAAACGGAAGGTTGGGCATCGGGACTGGCGGGCCACAGGCTCCTCTCCACGTCACAGGAACCATCAGGCAAACAACGGTAACGAACGCTGTTCTTGTCGCGAATGCTAACGGTGACTTGGCGGCTGCGAGTAATCTTGCTGACTTAGCCTATCTCGCCCCCGGTGGTGCGCAAACCGACACCTTCACGCCCACAACCTCTGCTGCGAGTTGGGTAGCGCCCGCCCCCACGACAATCCAACAGGCCATCGAAAGGATTGCGGCATTTGTTGTGGCTCTTCCGGGCGCACCAGCGCAAATCCCACCATGAGGTAAAGGACGGGGTTGCTCTCTTGATTCACAACCGCTTCTTGGCTGGCGTTGTGTTGGTTATCTTGTTGGTGCTGGCTTTTCCCTTGCTCCTCTTTGAGCGCTTGAAAACGCTGTCCACCCACAAGTGACTGCACTCCCTACACTGCCAAATCGAGATGCGCTCCTTGTCAGCATCAAGGAAACGACCGTTGATGCGACGAGGAATGTGACGATGTCCGCACTGGCGGCAGACGACCTTCATACGGTCGAGGAGTCGACCCATAGAGGCTCAACCTTCCTTGCGACCGATGATGTCGTCAATGCGCAGCATAGCGGTCGTGACCTCTGTTGCGGTCGTGATAGCGCTGCGGACGAGCGTTTCAGGCTCGTAGACGCGCCACTTAGCCATGTGAACGATACCGCCGTTGTGCACGTCAGGACCGTAGCCATAGCCTTCGTGACGCATGGCGAGAACAGTGTCCAAACCTGAGTGTCCGGCGTTCTCAGCGATGGTGCTGGGAATGATTTCCAGCGCGTCAGCGAAAGCGTCAATCGCCATCTGTCCTCGCCCACCGACCTCCGATGCACGGGAGCGTAGACGAGAAGCCAGTTCAAGGTAGGCGGTGCCGCCGCCGTAGCAGAGCCTGTCGCCGTTATGAATGAGCGAGACGACACCGAGGGCATCATCGAAGCCACGTTGCACCTCATCAAGTGTGGACTGTGTCGCACCAAACAGCACGAGTGTGGCCTCACTGGAGGCGATGTCGCTGGCCACGAAGAGGTAGTCCACGTCGTTATACCGGCGGCGGTCAACGACCGCTCTGCTAACGTCCATACCGTCCTCGGCCATATGGTAGGGCTTGGAGCCGAACTCATTTCCGAGGCGCTTCATGGTGCTCTCAGGCACGCGCCTGACGACGAAGATGTTGCGCTTTCGCAGGTATTGCACGACCGTGTCGTGCACACCGTCGCGCACGAACACGATGTTGGGCTGCGCTGCTTCGATGCGCTGCGCGGCCTCCAGCAAATGCTCGCGGCCTGCATTCTTCACCGCGCCGTATGACGTAGCATCGACCTGCACCTGCACGTTTCCGTCTTGCTTCTGCTCTTCCAACCCGCTGTTGATGAGCAGAGCGGACAGCGATTCGGTGTCCGTGAATTGACCGTCAGTAGTGACCACGTCTTTGTTGATGACGACGCCCTCAAACAGATAGGAGTCTTGCAGTGAGCCACCGGGAGCGGCCAGCACGCGCACGTCCTTGACATCACCAACGGCTTCAATCGTCTTGACGCAGAGTTCAGCCACAGCGTCTGTAGCAGCCTCCAACGACTTGCCCGTAATCGCCGTGCTTGCGATGTCCGTAAGTCGGGGAGAGTCAGTGCGTTTGCTACCTTTGCCGGAAACGTCGGGGAGCGTCTCCAATTCAGGAAGTTCCTCCAACACCATGCGCAGTGCGTCGCTGTAGCCACGTCCGATGATGTTGGGGTGTAGGCCCTTGTCGAAAAGCGTCTCTGCGTTGCTGAGCAACTGTCCTGCGAGCACCACACTGCTGGTCGTGCCGTCGTAGCAGTTCGTCTCCTGCACCTTGGCTACTTCAACCAGCATCTTCGCAGCCGGGTGAGCGCTATCGAGTTCGCGTAGAATGGTCGCACCGTCGTTCGTGACGATGACGTTGCCGCCACCGTCAACCATCATCTTGTCCATACCCATCGGACCAAGCGTGGTCTTCACGGTCGCGACAACGCGCTTCGCTGCCTCGATGTTCAGTCGCTGTGCCTTGTGATTCGTGTTCTCTGTCATTCCCAGTCCACCTCAATTTCAATCAGAGAGCCATCCTCCAATGAACGGCTCTTGACAATCCCGTGCTCTTGCCCGTGACGGTAGAGGTCATAGGTCAATTGAGCGTCTTTGAGACAATATTCGGCCACCTCAAGGTAGCGTCCCGCACGCCATGCTTCGGGCGCGTCAGCGCTTGTCATGCTCTTACCCACGTCAAGCGTGTTGCGGCACAGCATCTCAAGGCTGGTCGCAACATCGTTCCCACCTGTCGCCTTGGAGACGAGCAGTTTCGTGTCGATGACGCTGTCGGCCTTACCGATGAGGTCGCCTGCTGTCCAGCAATCCAACGCCGCGCTCAGGACAGGTAAGTCGAACTTGCGAATGTTGTGTCCGAGCACCTTCCCACCTTCATCGAGGTGCTTCTGCAAGTGGTCGCCAAGCGTGCGAGGGTGCAGTTCGTGCACCGTAGCCGCAGCCATGTCGATGTCTTGCTTGCTGAAGACGTTGCCCGATTGACCGTCCCACGTCGCCACCACAGTCGGCTCAAACAGCGAGTGTTTGTCCCACCCGCCAATCTCGTAGGAGTAGTTCCCAGTCTCGATGTCGAGAGCCATAATGCCACTCATGCGACTGCCTCCTCTTTCAGACGTAGATAGACCTGCCGCCCGTCCTTGGCGACATCAAACTGATGTGCTGCCCAATCGTTGAACTTCTTGAAGGCTGTTGGTTTTGTGACATGTTGATTGACCATGAAGAGGTCCAACATGGCCGCCTTCTTGCGCCAGCCCTCGCCTCGCTTGTCCAGTTCGACGGGAGCGGTGGCGTTGTAGACATCCAGCCAGTCCTTCCAGTTGGCAGCCTTCTCAGCCTTCTTGGCACCGACTTCGACCTCACCCTCCAACCACTGAATCAGGTTCTTGAACAGGTCATACAGAATGTCCTTGGCCATGTCGACGTGCCTACCCGTCACCGTCCATGTGTTGTCCATGAGCGCCATATGTGTGGCGAGGATGACGGTGTAGTTCTCCATCGCGGGCACGAAGGACGCGACCACGTCAGAAATGGTGAAGTCGAGGTTGTCGAGCAGGCTGTAATAGTCGTCAATCGCATCATCTGCGGCTGCGTAGAACGAGTCGTCGGCGCTGAACATGTCGAACATGATGTCCTGCAGAATGTCCTCTTGGTCCTCGCGGTCCATCTCGTCCCACTCGGTGAACGTCGTCTCGGAGAGGTTCAGCACACGGTCGCGTAGCCGCTTCTCCAAGTCGGTGAAATACGTCACGATGTCGTCATAGGAAACCTCGCTTGGCTTCGGCTTGGTGAACGCCCTACGCACACGGCGGCGACTCACCTTCTTGCGACGGTCTGTGTCCCAGTGTGCCCAGTAAAGCAGCACACGCTGGAAGATACCCTTGGTCAGCACGTATTCCTTCACGCCCTTGGGCGGGAACGTCGTAATCCACATGGACGCCAGCGACTCTGTCTCGATGGTGCGACCGCTCAGGTGCTTCACCAGTTTGTTGCTGTTGCTTCCGATTGGGTTGCACGCTGACTGCAGGTAGAGCACCGTCTCCTGACTGTGCTTACCGGGGTTAAGGATGATGGACCCCTCGTCAAAGTTCAACGCCTTCTGACCACCGAGCATGCCCTCCGTTTCGACTGTGATTTGCTCCTTCTTGCCATCGTCGTTGACGATGGTTTCTGTAGCCGTGCCGCCCACAAGCCCAGCGTCAGAACCTGTGGTGTAAGCGACCGTCTCCAAGCCGACGTCATCCATCACGTCACCGATGAACTCCCATGCGATGGACTTGCCAGTCCTCGATGGTTGAATCCAAAACATGTGAACACGAGGGTCGAGGTGTGTCTCATCCCAGTAGATGCGTAGGTATGGAGCAGCAATCTGCCCTTGGATGAAAAAGAACGACAGCATCGCTGGAATGTCGTTGTCAATGCTGACTTTGCTGAACTGCTCAATGTAGCCCCGCATGAAGTCGTTGTTCTGCACGATGTCGTAGCCTTCTGCCTTTCTCATGTTCTTCCTCTCCTGACTGTTTGCTGTAGTCGAACTTCCTCTTCGCTGCTGAGGACCTCTATTATCATAGCCCTCTTCTTGTCACCAAGTCCCTTGACCTGCTTCAGTGAGGCTGGATGCAGCATCTCTTCGATGCTACCGCACTTGTCCAATAAGCGGTCGGCCAAGTCAGGCCCGATACCGGGCATGGCGAGCAGAACGTCCTTGCGAACGTCGTTGGTTGAAACACGGCGGATGGCGCGTGCGCCATGTGCGCTCGCAGGCTTGTGCAGTTTGTCGTGAAGTTTCACGACGAATAGGGACGCCTCGCTGACGTTGGCAGTGTAGAACACCTGACAGTCAAAGTCTGCCATAATTCGCGCAATCGTGCCGGTCAGTTCGCTTTGAATGCGACTGTAGGTCAAACGCTTGCGGGGGTTCTTGTTCTTGGCCATGGCCAAGTATTTGTCAATGCCTCCGTGGATGAGCAGGAAGAAGCGTTCGTGGTTTGCATCCATGTTCTCCAACTGACGCCATAGGTGCCCACTGTGACTGGACTGGAACAGGTCGGTGATGCTCTTGGCTTCGACACAAGACCGGCCCAGCAGGTAGTCCCCTACCACCAGTCGCTGTCTGACAACGGCAAGACCGGCTTTGTTCGCCTTACGCTCCACAGCGTCGCACAGAGGGCCACGCTCGTTGCTGTCAATGATGAGGTCAGGTTTTGGCAACGACTTCCCTCCTGTGATATGGGCACAAGTCTGCCCATTGACCGCAGCGCTTACCGCTGCGCGTAGTGGCCGAGCAACGCCAGTCTTCAGGTGGTCCCAAAGACCGGCACGATTGACAGAAAAACGGCCCCGTGTAGCAGGGCTTGCGAATCCTCCGAGCGTTGCAGAGTTCACATTTGACCTTCGGCATTGTCATTCCTCTCCTTGATGCGCTCTTTGCTCGTGTCGTAGCGCCCTTCCTGAACGGCTGAGAACAGTTCCTCTCCTGTTGGACTCAGCACGTAAGTGAGTGTCGTGTAGCGACCGCCCATGATGTCGGTCGTGGTGCTTTGACCTACCTGCTCGAACGCCTCGTCTTTGCTCAAGATGTTCGACAACTGCGGGCTGGTCATGCCGTGTTTGGTTGTGTTGTTCACGACTCGCAGGATTTCATCATGGCTCATCGCGTCGGGCGCCTCGCCCAAAATGCACACAACCCAGCGTCGCAGTCGCTTGTTCTTCGTCTTCCTCGGTATTTTTGCCACGGTCATGCCTCCACAATGGTGCCGTCGTGATAACGACACTTGCCGACGCACATCCCGTCGTTCTCGATGGTCGAGCAACGGGGTGCGCTCAGACCTGTCTTGTTAGGGCCACCGTATATGATGCTCTCGACTTGAACTCGTGTCGTGTGGGCGTCATAATCGACCCACCCCTGACGCTCGATAATGCTACATATCTCGTCAATGTGCTTCTGCCTGTCCTCATTTGTGACGGCCTCGGGGCGGAAGAACCAGCGCAAACGTGCAGCAAGGTAGGACACAAGGTGCAACCGTTGCCGATGCGTTGGGTTGCCCATGCCGAGTGCAGGTGAGAGACACGGGAGCACGATGATGTCGTCCAGCGTCACGTCAGGTAAGTCCTCTACCTTCTCGACGTTGGCCTTGAAATTGTTGCGACGTTCGGGTAGTGTGATGCTGACTCTTGTTGAGCCGTGCTCGATGTAGCCGGGGCGTGGGTCTTGGGCGAGGTCGTCCAAGTCGTCGTAGTCGCACGTCATGATTTCCTCGCTGCTAAGCGGAATGCTCCAGCACGCTCGCCTCGCGTTATATGAGTTCGGAATGCGAATCATGCCACTGGTGTCGAAGGCGACGGCTGGGTCGCTGCAGCCAAGTTCCAGTTTGTTGTGCCACTCCCTCATCAACAGTCGCCCACCCTCCTTGATGCGGCGCACGTCCGACGCTGAGGTGGGCATGTAGGTCTGACTCAGGGGCACCCATACGTGGAAGCCACCACCGCTGAACCACACGTAGTGTTGCAGGTCTTGCTCAAGCAGATAAGCGTGTAGCCGGCGGACCTGCTTCTGCATGTAGTCGAACTCGACCTCGGCTCCTCGCTGCTTGAAATCCTTGCAGTCAAAGTCCAAGATGAAGTGATGAATGACCGGTGTGTCATAGTCAACACGATGATGTCGTGGGGCCTGTGTTGCTCTATAACCGTAGGCTGTGAAGTAGGCGTTGCCGCTTCCATTCTTCCCACGCCAGTAGCGCTCCAGTTCAGTCCACGAGCGCACGATGTAGCGACCGCCCTGCTTTCCATCCGACCCAATCTCCAGCACTTCGCGAGGGAAGTCGAGCGGAACGAAAGCCATGTGGCTCACTCCAAGATGCGCTTGATTTTGCGGCTGGCCTCGTTGAAGACGAGGTAGGCTTCAGTTTCATGCAGCAGTTGCGGGGTATGAGCGACAACGTGGATGGTCCAACGACGGGTGCCTGCATCTTCGTCTACGCCGAGTTCGACGTAGTCAGTCAGTCGCATCTGCTTGTGAACGGTGACTTGCGCCAGTTCGTCATGCAGCAGGCTGTGACCCACAACCACTTCGACACCTTCGGGCATTTTCTTCTGTAGCACGTGGCGCAGTTCTTCACAACGCTCTGCTGTCTTCTTCTTCAGTTCATCTCTGTTCATTGTTCAGGCCTCCATCGTGGGCACAGTTCCATGTAGTCGCAATAGCCGCACTTAAAGTCGGATGAGGTTGGGAGGAAGTCGCCACTGAGGTGGGCGTCCACCAAGGCAGTGAGGCGCTTCTCAACGGTCTTGGGCGCATATCGCCCACCCGGACCACTGACCGACTCATAGTCCCAGTGCGGTCCAGTGCCGCCGTTGATGCCACCGCCGGGGAAGGCCCAGCCCCATCCTGTGATGGGGAGGAACTCACCGTGCGGACTGTTCTCCAGCATCATGCGATAGAACTGCATTTCAGCGCGCATGTCTGATGCCTTGTTCGGCTTCCACTTACCCGTCTTCAGTTCCATCAGGACAACCCCTTGGCGACTGTCATCAAGGAACATACGGTCGATGTAGCCCTTCATGTGGATGGGAACCTCTGTGCCGTCGCTCGCGACGACCGTGCGAGACGCATGAATCTCGGCCTCGTTGCCCACTGGGAACCAGTCGCGCACTTCGTCCTCTGCGCAATTGCATAGTCGCTCAAACTGCCACGTCACGTAAATGCGCAACTGCTCAGGCTCACCGTAGATGTAAGGCTCGGGTGGGGTGGGTAGTGCCTCAATGCACATCGTCAGAGCCGTCTCTCTGTCACCTGATTGGATGAGTTCGTAGACCGTGTCTACGATTGGGGTCATGGTCTTCCACCAATATTCCACAGCGTCGTGAACGTTGCTCCCACGAACGTGGTAGTCGCGCGTCTCTCCCGTGTGGCCGAGCACCTTCTCGATGAAATATTGCTGAGCGCACCAGTGGAATGTGCCCAGCGTTGATTTGCTCACGCGCAAGATGGTGTCTTTCATGTCAGGTTGCCACGCATAGGTGCTCTTGTCATAGGACTTGAGTAGGTCTTTGTGCTCGTAAGAATCACGCTCGTTGTTTCCCCCTTCGGGGTTGGGATTCCACCTCACTGAAACGCACCGCCCATGGACGGCTCGTTGTCTGAGCGGTCATACTCCACGTTCTTGCGCTTCGTGTAGACAGTCTTACCTCGCTTGAACAGGTCCATGTCCAGTAGGAAATGGTCGGGAACGTCCTCGGACAAGTTCATCTCGATGATGGACTCATATGGCACGATACGTGTCCCGCCCTTCACGAGTTTGAATGAGGCGAAACCTGCGAACGGTCCATCCATGGGCACGAACTCGCCCGTAAAGGTCGCACGTTCAGTGCGTGAGACAGCGTAGGTGATTTCCATCATCATTCCTTCACCTCCTCCATCAGCCGCTGCACGTAGACGGCAGCGTCCATCAGTTCTTCCTGCAGGTGTTGCAGCCACTCAAGTAGCGTGAGGTCCGCACGTTCCATGGTGACGCCGTATTTGACTTCGCCCACCTTGGCTCTTCCCTGAATCTTCTCGCACACTTCGTCTTCAATTCTGCTCATATCAATCACCAATAGTTCGTAGGCGCAGGCGCACCTGCGGCGACATTCAAATCCCAGCCGAGGCTGTCATAGATGTTCTTGAGTTTCGACTTGACCATGACGTCAAGCACCTTCTCCCAGTCGACGTGATAGCGACGTAGTTCAGCCTCTTCACGGAAAGCGATGTAGGTGACTTTGCGCTCCTCTCCCTTGAGAGTGAAGTGGTCGGGCACCTCGTCTTTGAATCCAGCAACGTAAGTCCACGTCACGCTGTCGCCCTTGCGCCACGGCTCGGTGCCGATGTGTTGATTGTAATACAGAGCCGCCTTGGCTGCTGGTGTTGGGGAAGCGTAGTCATCAGGTTCTTTGGTCAGACGGGTGGATGCGATGACATCCTCCATCCTGACCTTACCGGCCTTCACGTCAAGTGCGATGGCGCGTAGCGTTTCAGTGACCTCATCCTCGGAGGCTCCATTACCGACCATGTTCATGGCCGTGCGTTGCACACGCTTTGTGATGGTGGAACTGCTCGATGCCTTGAGTTCATAGCCCGACACCTTCAGTTGTCCGGCCTCGCTCTCAGGCCACGTCTTGAATCCGAAGTAGCGGTTCTTCACAGGTGCCGTGGTCCAGTAATCGAAATACGCCTCAAGTTCCACGTCCATGTAGGACAGCGACAGTTTCTCCTGCGCTGTCTTGGTCAGGTGTTCAGCAAGCGCCTGTGCCTTGTCAAAGGGCACTTGGATGAACGCTGAGTCAGTGTGACCGAACAGTGAACGGTAGCCCAACTCCTCGCTCTCAGACATCAGGTGACGGATGGCCTCACGCCCACGGAACGTGATGGATGATGCTACGTCGTTGTCGACCCACATACCTTGCACAGCCTTCATTCCCATGTAGCCGTAGCAGGCGTTGACCGAAACCTTCGCCGCCATCTGTAGCATGTTGAAACCCAGCCGCTCCTCGTCTGTCTTGGCCTCCCGCATCTTGCGCTTATACTCGGCACGCAGTTCCAGCATCTCTTCGACAATGGACGGTAGCACGCCCTTCGTCTGTTGGTCCCAGTGCGTGCCGTTGCCCAGTGTCTTGATGCCCACTCCCGGCCCAGCACGTTTAGTGGTGGGGCACAGGTTGTCGCTGCGAATGATGTTGGGATATAGGGAAGCGTAGTCAACACAGGCCACACCCTCGTGTCGACCCGGCACTGGGTCGGGGATGTGTGCGGCCTGCATGTGCTCACGCTGCACGTATTTGGCACTGGGTGCCTTCAGGTCGGTGCGTCTGCTGATGAGGCCACGGATGTAGCGTGAGACGTTGTGCGTGCTCGACCACTGCACGCCACACAATTGTTGCATGGCCACGAAGAACTCGATGGCGTTGAGCCGCTCTGAGATGTCAGCCAGCAGTGTGGTGTCGCGCAGACAGTAATCCACGAAGTCGTCGTAATACTCACGCCACCCGTTGTGGACGGTCATGCCCTCAATCTCATCTGTGAGTTTGGAACCAAGGTCCAGCAACTCAGCGAACGTGGCGAGTTTGCGGTTGGGCACCTGCCCACGCCCTGACTTTTGCCACAGCGTCTCAAAGCCGCTGCCGCTCTTCCAATGAGCAGCAGAGTCCCAACACAGCCGACCCTTGATGGGTTGCTGTGTGTCCTTATACCCACCGTCCTTGAAGGGCTTGAACACCTTACCCAAGGGCGACAGGCGCTCAGGTTCGTCCATGCGGCTCATCATGTGCGGTAGGTCTGCCCACATGATGGCGTGTGCCACGAGGATGTCGGGGTCGCACTCTTCCATGTGCGTCAGGAAGGCGTCGTGCATGTCGGCTTCGCTACCGAACTCAAACAGAATGTAGCCACCCTCTCGGTCAACGTATCGTTCACGAGGTGTGGTGATGTTGGGTCGCCATGCGAAGACGACGTTCTCGTCGCTGTGGCTGTCAGCCACGGCCATGACTGTGGTGAACGGGTTGTCCCTGTCTGTGTTCCACTCCAAGTCGAAGTGCCACACACGCGGGTGGAACTCGGGTAGTCCGTCCGGGTAGAGGGTGAACAGGATTTGGTCGGAGTAATTCAGGTCCGCCTCATACGTGGGCGGAATGCCACGGGCGTTCTTCAGTTCCCACAGGTCGGTGGGATTGTCGAAGGACACCTTCATCAGTTCCGTGCCGTCGAGCGCTGTCGCTCGCTCGGTGGGGTGAACCACCGCACTGGGGAACTGGAGCCGCAGTTTGCGCAACCTACGCTCACGCGATGTGGCTGGAATCCAACAGAACGGACGGACGTAATCTTGATGACCGGGGGCGATGATTCGCTCCACCACGTTGCCTGCCTTGCTTCGCATACGCAGGTAGATGGATGGGCCTTCGGCCGCACCCTCCGGGTAGAACGTGTCAACAATCATGGCGTCACGCCCGTTGGTCCACGACAATGAGCGTAGCCTCTCCGCTGTCCCATGACTGCATGAGAATCAACGGCGCTGACTCGCCCACGCTGAACTTGGCCTGACTGGGATTGAGCAGGGGTAGTGTCTCGATGAACCACGCTCCGTAGTTCGCCTTGACCTTGTCACCCACAGCGTCGCTTACCGGCGTCGAGGCGAAATAGCGTGCCTCGTGTGCCTTGCCTGCGCGGATGACGAACTCCTTCTCGGAAGGGTTGACCGTCACCTCAAACACAGGGCTGCTGTCGAGAATGCCACTCATGGCCTTGACAGACATGAGGTCGCTCAAATCCACTGAGCCGGACGTGGACACGTCCTTGTTGGCGAACGTCGTCTGCTTGGAGTCAACGTAGGCTTGGAACATCTTGCCGACGATGGATGCACGCGATGCACTGGTGATTGATGTCGAGGTAGGGAACTGCACCTTGGACCGGCCGGCGATGACGAACAACGTCTTGCCTGAGCCTGTCTGTTTCAGCGTCACGAACTCACTCTTGCAGCGCTTGATGAACTGCCGTGTCTTGTCCAAGTCGCTGATGTAGAACGTCCCGGTGTCCTCCTTGCCCTCATAGGGGATGAGTCCCTTCCGACGTAGGTAATACGTCTGAAACGCGACCTCAGCCTCCATGACTCCGCCCGCACTCAGCGTGACCAGTAGGTCTTCAGCGACTGCGCCGAAGGACGACAGGAATGCGTTTAGTGCCTTCGCGTTGAACTTCATGCTCGGCATCAGATGGACCCCCTGTATTTGCGAGGCTTAGACCCCATGCCGACACGCTCCGTCATTTCGATGGGGAGGCGTCGTTGGTTGTCGCCGGTGATGTCAGCGAAGTCGGTGAGACTGGACTGCTTGAGCACATGCCCACCGCAGTGCACACAGATGTGCGGCTTCTGCGTAGGCTCAGGCTCAGGCTTGCTGCCCATGACCTTCTTCCACAATTTCCATTTGCTCATCTTTCTCTCTCCTTGATGGTGCACAGGTGGGGGGACGCGCAGGAAGAAGAAACGAACCTCCCCTGCAACCTGTAACCACAGCCCTTGGAATAGCCGTGGTGAGGTGAAACCCTTCGCGCGTCTTTACTCCGCAGACCCCCATGTTGTGCATCACAGCGAGCCGTCGTAGAGTTCGGGCAACCCGAACCACTGCGGCTCCTTTCCTGCCTCCGTGATGAGTGTAGTGCGGCGCTGTCCCTGCAGTTTCGCATTGGTCTTGCTCTTGTCGAACGTGACCTGATATTCGCTGCGGATGACTTCGCCTGTCTCTTCGTCCTTCTCGTCCTTGCGCTCACAGCGCAGAATCTGATACACGTAGTTGTTGGATGACTTCTCGTAGTCGGGACGCCACTGTGGTGCAGTGTCCTCGCTCTTGCCGAAGGAGTAGTTCGTCAAGCGCAGGTGCGTCTCCCAAAAGACACGCACACCGGCCTTGACCAGCCCACGACAAATCGCCGTCAGTTGGTGGAAGCGAGTCTTGCGGATGGCCCAGTCCCACTGGTGGCCCACCTTCTTGTTCCAGTCAGCGGCCTCGATGCCGTCCTTGGCGATGTTGAGGTCAACGATGCGCATGCAGTTCACACACACGCTGTCCCACAAGTCGATGCCTGTGATGTGGACACCCCACAGACGAGGACCGTCATAGTCGGGGTTGCGTTGATTCTGAGCGCACTCCAGTGCGAACTGCCCAAGGCTCATCAGACGTTCGTGTGTGAGCGGGTAGTCGTAGGCTGTGCGGTCCTTCTTCATCATGACCCAAGGCTCCCACACACGAATGCTCTGCTGCGAGGAGTGGAAGGCCGACTTGTTGGCGGCGAGGCCACCGTCGAAGTCAAAGCCCCACAGTTCCATCTTCCTCTCTTGCTCGGTGCGCTCAGGTGCTTGAAGCCACTTGCCGTAGGCGTCTGTGACCACAGCCGTCTTCCCGGTGTTGTCGTGCCCAGCGAGCACACAGAACGTGTGCGTCTGCGGCATGTGGTCCATCGTGGTCAGTTCTTGCCGAAGGTCTGCGAAGGGGTCAGCGTTCTCACGCTTGTGAGGAGGTGTCTCCTCAATCTCCTTCTGCTCCTTCTGCTCCTTCTCTGCTTGCTTCGTCTTTCCAAATCCTGCCATTCACTCTTCCTCCTGCAAAATGTCCGCGCCAAGCATTCCTGCGATTGTCTTGGCGATGTGATTGGTGTTGCCGTCCCCGAGAGGGATGGTGAGGATGCTGGATGAGAGAGGGTCAATCATGATGACCTCATCCCTTGACTCAAGGTCTTCCATCGTTTCCTGACCGTCGAAGAGCACCACATCACCCACGATGGGAGTGCCCGCCATCTGCGATGCCTTGCTGTTGTGTGAAAGGCCCATGCGTTTGCCGTCCTCATTCACATACATGTGCCGCCCGTCGAAGATGCGAACGCACTCGATGTAGCCACCGACCGCATCTTGCATCTGCTTGGTGGAGGGGTTGATGCACAAGGGAACAATGTCCCCGTCTGCTTTCAAAACAAGTGCCATTCATCTCACCTCAGTTGAACTGGCCTCGGCCAGTGTCCCCGCCAGTCTGTCGACGGCGGATGCGGCGCGGGTCAGCGAAGACACCCATGACCTTCAGGTTGGGGATGTCAGCACCGTCCTTGCGCTTGACTGCGACGCGACCGACGACGAGCACCGTTGAGCGCTCAGCGTAGGGAATCTCGTCTTCACCGTCACGGGCGATGAATGGATTGGTCAAGTCGTGACACGCACTACCCATCCAACCCATGACCTCGGAGGAGTCGCCACGTCCGTGTTCGGACTGGAGCGCCATGCTGGTGAGGGCAATCGAATACCCACGCCCGTCCTCGTCATATTGATTGTCGCGAGCCTCGCTGCTCAGGCGGTTGACCGTGCCACGAGTGATGACCACCGGTCCCTGCTTCCCTTGCTCACCGTTGTTCAGACTGAACGTGCGGCTACGCGACTCGAACACTTCCACGAGGTCTTCAAGCGGTGCGAAGGCATCGTGGAGTTCCATGTCGGTCCACGCCCTGAACGGATGCAGAGCAGAGCGGTCGTCCTCGGACACGAAGTCGTCACTGTAGGCGATGCTCTTGTGCACACCGAGGCCGGTGCTGAGCACGTCGGCCCAGTCCTTCGCCACGTTCTCGTTTGGTGGGCGAGCAGGAACGCGACAAGGGACACCAATCTGAATCTCCATGTCTGCGTCCTCGCCTTGGCAGTCAAGCCGCCACTGCTGAATCGCCCCATCCTCAGTGAACTTGCTCTCCTCTGCGCCGAGGAAGTAATAGTTCCGACCCATCATGCTCATGGCCTTGGGCTTACCGCTCTTGGCCAGCAAACAGACACGCTCGTTATCAGCAACGAATGAGTGCTCGGGCACTTCGTCCGAGGGCATGGAGGTGCTCTGCTCACCCTTGTTGGTGACGAGCGCCCATGTCTCTCCTCGCTTGATGTAATGACCAACGAAGCCGTCTCCAACGGCCTTGTTGGGGTCGAGAGTGAAGTCACGCTTGGCCCTACGCACGAGGTTCGCGCGGCGGTCATAGCGCTTGGGGTCGACGCCGAGGAACCAACCCACGTAGTTCACAGTGCCAGCCATCGCGTTGCCACCACTGGCGGCACGCGTTTCGACAAGCATCATCTCGGTCCAGTCAACGAGGAGGTCTTCGTCCTCGTCTTCGGGGTGGTCGCACGAGAACTCCTTCGCGACGTAGGCTCGCCACTCGGCAAGCACTTCATCATAGGGGCGCTTCGTGCGCTCACCATATTTGGTGAGGCGCTCCACCACCCCTGCGGGGAGAGCAGCCTCGGCATTCGTTTCACTGGCATCGTAGTTCGGTTCTTCATATTCTTCTGTCATACCGCCACCTCCTTTCTGAGACGTGCCACGAGGCAGTCCACAAAGGAATAGGAACTCAACCGCCACTCGAACATGACGGGGAGCATGTCACCGAGCACGGCCATGATGTCGAACGTTCTGTCGGCATCCATCTCGAAAAACTCGGTCAGACTGTTGAGGAAGCCGTTCATCACGGTGTTGAGGGGGCGTCCATTGTCCAGCGACCTATAGAGCGCGGCACGTAGTTCCATCCACTCGCCGCCAATGGCGGAGAGGGATGCGTTGGAATCTTCACCACCCTTGGCCAACATCTCTCTGATGTCATCGGGCTGCATGAGTTCAATGTCGCGCACGAACTTGCGCAAGTCCTTGCTGTGATAGGCATACAGGGAGGCCGTGTAGTCGTGAACCACTCCGTGCTTGAACAGCGCCCACTCGTTGACTTCCTCAATTGATGGGGGCACGAACTCGAATACCATGCACCGGCTCCTGATGGCCGGTCGGATTTTGCTCAGGTCGTTGGCGGTGAGGATGAAGAGAGCATTCTCTGCGCCCTCCTCCATGATTTGACGCATGGCGTCCTGCGCGGCAGGCGTAAGCCCACCGGCCTCGTCAATGAAGATGGCTCGCCGCTTAGCACCAAGCGGTGCAGTGAGCGACAAGCGCTTGAGTTCGCCTCGGATGTAGTCGATGCCTCGCTCATCAGAACCGTTGCTCTTGGTGTAGTTCACTGGGTCGAAGAAGTCGCCCAGCATCAAACGCGCCAGCATCTCTGCGGCCGTCGTCTTACCCAATCCCGGTGCACCGTGAAACAACACAGCAGGTGGGAATTGCCCACTGGTGTGCCATGCCTGAGCCTGTCGGCGGAACGCCTCGTGGCCACACAGTCCGTTCAGAATTTCTCCGTAGTCCGTCATCTCAACCTCTCCTCCTCTGTTTCTTTAAATACTCACAGCGATTTTTGCTCGTCAAGTGCGCTCTCGGGCGTGAAGTTGTCCCACTGGATGGCCCACTCTTCGATGTTGTCTGCCTTGTTGAGCGGATGCTTGATTTGGAATTGATAGCGGAGGAAGTTCAGGTAGGCTGTCGGGTTCAGCATCTCGATGCCCACGTAGTGGTCGATGAAGTGGAAGATGAACTCGATGTCCGTCCTGCCTTCATAGGATTCCTTTAGCGGCTTTTCAGTGAGAGCCTCCCACGCTTCCGCTGCTTTGGGCGAGAGTGGGGGTATCTTCAACGACGAACGAACTCTGAACCCGTGCTTACTTCTCTCCGAGGCGACAACGTAGCAGTGGGCCTTCAGGGATGAAGCGATGTAGAATGCAAGTTCCTTTGGCTTCACTGTTCTCCCTCCAGCAACCCTTCGATGGCGTCCACGTATTGCGAGATGTCAGAATACCCGAGGTCGGGTCGTTCTTCCCCAACAAGCCCCCGCGTCATCTGACCGTCTTTGAAGTCAATGGGGATGACCTCGACTACACGGATGTCGTCTTCGTTGTGTGGGCGTCGGGACAGTGTGCCTGCATCAGCCATCTCACCGAACTCGCACAAGTCGATACCGTCCAGTGCCTCAAAGCGAGCCGGACCCTTCACGCCGAAGCGGAGGTTGAGGTAGCACATGGCTCGCATCGGGTAGACTGCGATGCGGTCTTCGCCGTCCTTCATCTCGACACGCATGGTGTTCTCATCGAGCAAGGCTTGCTCTGCTTCCTCCTTCGTGACCATGTGTTCTTCATAGAAGACGAGGCCAGTCTTGGTGAGTGAGAAGACTGCACCCGGCACCACTTTTCGAGTGCCGATGACTCCCGCTCGCATACGCTCACCGTTCCGCAGGTAGACAGCACCGCTGTCGTCAACGAAGCCAAGACGCCCCTTGGGCACGATGGCGTAGCACCGTTGTGCAGGCATGTCGGGTGAAGGTAGAGCGCGTGCTGCACGAACAACCGGTAGTCGCTGGAGGGCTGCGTTCATCTTCGGCGCTCCTGCGAGAATGTGACCGATGTTCTCACGGTTCAGGTCCAAGCCTCGTGGGATGGGGACACGGCGTGAGCGGCATAGTCCCTGCATGAATGCTCGTCGGCTGATGACGGGTGGCGAGTTCAGCATGCAGCGCCACACGAGGCGGGCCTCCTTCTCGCTGAACTGTCGTGTGATGTCTGAAAACGATGCTGCTTCATAAGGGAAGAGCGCGACCTGCATGACCGTCATGTTCCTCGACTCGTAGGCTGCGCTCTCAGATGCGAGAGCGAACCACAAGTCCTCTTCAGGGAAGTGAGCCATGGCCACGTCAGCGAACAGCCCCGTCTCATGCTCGACCTTACCGGCAACGGTGCCGGGGCGCAGTCGTGCGAATCCGGGGAAGAAGAAGTCGTAGCAGTGCTCGACCTCTTCGCGCGTTTCCAATCGAGCCAAGGCGTCAACGTGACGCTCGCCATGGCACAGTCGTTCGTGTATGTCTGCCAGTTTGTTGAATCTCATGTCTTCATGCCTCCGTAAATTCCCAGTAGATGTATTCCTCAGTCTCGATGACCACCTTCAGGTTCGGGTGGTTGCACGAGCACCACGCTTCTTCGCAGTCTTTGCCGTGCGTCATTCACTCACCTCACGATAAAGGACGCCGCGATTTTTCACCGAGTAATGTGATGCGTGTTTCCCCGATTGAGAACAAGTGTCACAGGGACAGTGCATCCAGCAGAAGATTTTCTCTTCCAGTTCGCAGTCATCACGAATGTTCTTCCCCTTCTTCCCGCAAGGCTCACCTTGATTGTTCACTCCGTGACAGGCGGATGACTTCGCATCTTGCTCTGAAGGGACATCTGATTCTCGCTTCGAGGGTGTGTCTTTCTCAACGGGGTAGCGCAACCACGACCTTCCGCCAATGTTTGTGGGCTTAAGCCCCAATTGCTTCAAGTGGAGATAGAATGTCGGTTTTGATTTGATGTGTGCTTTGCAGACAGAATCAGTAAGATAGAGCGCGTCCTTACGGTCATGGCCGTGGTCGATAGGCTCGCACTTGTCGAAAGCATCGAGCATCTCCGTCAGCACTTGGTTTCTCCTCTCCTCCTTCCAGTTTGCTTTCCGGGTGTGTAGCATAGGCCTCAGCCTCAGCCATGCGTCTGCGTCGGAGGGGTCCAACTGCATCAGTTGCTCAGGGGTGAAACCCTCGGTAATCATCCACAATGCCTTTTCCCAGTCAGTCTTGTCGCCGTGCGTCATGCGCTCGCCTCCTCTTCAAGTTCCTGAACACGAGCCATCGTCGTGAGAATGTGGTCCTGTGCGCTTTCCCATAGAACGTCAGCAAGCGGGGGGTTCGTGTCGGTGGCCCGAGCGTGGCGTTCGCCCATGCGGAACAGTTTTCTGAGGTCAGCCTCAATGAGTTCATACAGGCTCTCAATCTTCGTGGGTATTCGGGTCATGCGCTCACCTCCACATACCAATTCGCGGTGACGTGGAACTCGCCCGTGTAGTTCGCGCAGAACCAATTGTGATTCTTCGCGACCTCGCGCACTTGGCGCATGTTGTCGAAGTTGCCGTTTTTGCTGCCGCGCAGAACGTAGCCGTCCACGTCAATGCGGCAATTGCAGCCGCAGCAACGGACGTGGTAAATCTTCTCGCTCATGCACTCACCTCCACGCCTTCTTCTGTTTCAGTGGGAGTCCCGCAGTAGTTGCACCACAGGTTGTTGTAGTTGTCCTCGTCTTCGTCAACGAAGCAATACCCCACCTGCTCACAATGAGAACACTGGTAGTCACCTCCCGATTTGAAGAAGTCAATGATGCTGATGCTCATGCGCTCTCCTCCACACTTTCAATCTTCAATAGAACTGCACTCTCATGCAACCCTTCCGAATAATCGTCGTTCTCCATTGTGTGCTTCTCGTTATCGCAGATGTTGCAGAAGTAGTAGGCGTATTCATCGTATTTGTTGGTCATCATGCGGAACCATGACGGGGCGTCACACTCTTCACACCAATGCCAAAAGCGAACCTCTTCATCTATCCATGCACCCATTATGCCGTCACCTCTACGCTTCTGTTAGGGTGATTGTTAATCTCTTCCAAGTGTTCTTCAAGCATCGCGTAGGTATCTGCAAGTTCATGAAGTATTCTTTCCATCTCTTTCAGGGCCGCTTCGTAGCCTTCTGCTAATCCATCCATGTATGTTTTTCTCATGCGCTCACCTCCATGCCGATGTTGACGAGGAACGCAAGGCTCCCCGTGCAATAGAAACAGACGCGGGTGAAGAACAGGATGCTCTTTCGTCGCTCGCTCATGCGCTCACCTCGTAGCCTGAATCACGCACACAATCATGGTCGCAGAAAATGTCGGGGCCTCGGTTGCCCCTGTGGGCATAGACGTGAAAAGCACCAACAGGGATTTTCTGTCCGCAGCAATAGCAGGGGGCGATGTATTCGACGCTCATGCGCTCACCTCCACGCCTCGCCACCAGTCAGGAGCAGGCGTGC